AGGATTGCAGTGCTTTAAAACAGCATTCTGTAGGTTCTTCCAACAAGATTAAGGATTGCAGTGCTTTAAAACAGCATTCTGTAGGTTCTTCAAACAAGATTAAGACTTACAGCGTTTTTAAAACAGTATTCTGTAGGTAAGAGTTAAGGACTGCATTATGTGAGTATTTTTTTCAATCGGAATGTATAACAATTAAAACATAAACAACATGAACGTATATGACTTTGCGCCTGACTTAGATTTGAGTAAGGAGGGAGAAGGTTCTATTTTTGGGGTGAAAGGAATAGAAGACGGTGATGGTATAGTATATGCTAAGGTAGTTAGCTGTGCAGAAGTTAAGGATTACAGTTGTGAGGGGTGTATTTTTAATGATTGTTATAAGAATAAATGTTTATTATCGCGTAGTGTTAGTTGTGTAGATGGAGACTGGCTTTGTAGGTACGAACAGGCTGCCATAGAGGGGGGGGGAGTAGGCGGCGCCTTGGGCTAAGGCCTGCGGTTGTAGGTGGAACGTAGTTCGGAGCAGATCCGGGACAGTTTATTGTGGAACGTAAAAAGAAAAAAGATGGAAAGAACAATACATTATATTTGGATAAATTGGATATCTTATACAGGTTCGAAAAGTAGTAGACTAATAAGCAACAGGTCTATGCCGGTATCAGATGCCAAAGAGATGATATTAAGAACGAGTGCTAAAGAATTGCTTAAACACAGACCGAGTTGGTTAAAGGACTGTGTTCGTATTAGTGTAAGCGCACAGGATATTACGACCGGAGAGATACTGTATAGAAGAACTATAAACATAAAGAAGAAGGAGGAAATAATATGAAAAAGGCATTTAAGATATTTTCTATTATGTTTGTCATAGAAATAGTGCTGATAGCTATTTTAGACGCTATGGCGTGAGAAGAATTTTCTTCATTAATTTTCTTATGCTTTAGACAAAGTGCTCCCGTCTGCGAAGATCGGAGCACTTGCTTTATGGGATTCATGGTGCGGTAGGTCGGTTCGATTCCGGCGATCTCACACAACATTAAAAACAAAGGAGGAAAGAAAAATGAAAGACGGAATTGTATTACACCCAGAGTATGGAGTTAATCCATCCATAGAAATATGTATAGTATGCGGTGAAGAGATGGGGATTGCTTTATTAGGAAATGGGATTAAAGGGCAGGCGCCGCATCATATATGCACGGGAGAAATATGTGACAATTGCAAAAAGATAATAGACGAAGGAGGTTGTTTTATTATCGAAGTCGAGGATGGATCAGATCAAAAGAATCCGTATCGTACAGGGAGATATTGCGCGATAAAGAAAGAAGCAGCAAAGAAAATACTTGGACAGGAACATAGTGTTGTGTACATGGAAAAGTCTGCGTACAGTCAAATAATACCACAAAAATAAAGAAAGATATGTTTACAAAAGAAGAGCGATTATTCATTTGGAAAAAGGTATATGAGAATATCGAAAGGTTAGAGGATGGGGATTATATATGCGTCATGTTGAGAAATATAGTATTTAAGTTTTTCAGTACTCCTAAAAAAATAGAATCCTTTTATGGGCTATATTTAGATAAAATGGTGAAAACATATTTCCCGGAATTGGAGGAAAAGAAAAGTATGGCTACAGAACCAGAAGAAGAATGGAGGATATATGGATGGTTTGGCTGTATTAGTCCAGAAACGAAGGAGGTGAGGCTAAATATCATAAAAGACATTATAAAAGAATTAGAATAGTATTTTTGTTAATCTATTTTATTCATCAAATTAAGTTTTGGGTTTTGGCATGTCGGTTCGTGAGAATAGGCATGTCTATTTCTGTATCATAGAGGGGGTGACGCGGCGTGCCGGTATGTATGTGCCGGTCCTGGTTCGATTCTGGGTATCTCACAAACAATAAAGCATAATCATATGGAAGTAATAACATTTGGTCCAGACATGGATCTATCTTCTAAAGAAGTAGGAGATGTATTTAGATTAAAATTGTATGGCATAGAGTATGATGTCAAAGTAGTTGGTGACGAAGAAGATCTTGATATGTCTTGCAAAGATTGCGTCTTCTTTAACAACACCGGACGGTGTTCACTCTCAGAATCGCAAGACTGGTGCCTAAAAAAGCAAGTTATTTACTGTAAAATAAGACATGATGGAAGAATTTAATACGAAAGACGCCAATTTCTTGTGGTGTCAAATTGGTAGGATTGACGGGGGGATAGAAACTCTGAACCGTATCGGAGGAGAGATGCCGGAAATCATAGCCGGAGTGCTAAAAAGAATAAGAGACGATATAGATAAGTTTGTAGACAATAAAACGAAAAATTATGAGAATATATAGGAATGATATTATAAAGGCGTCAGCGATAAGCACAGACGACGACAGAGGTTTGTTGTTGTGTTCAATAACAGATTCAGGGTTTACGTCTATAGCGAGCGTGATATCGGCTGTTAAAAACAAGCTACCAAACAAAGATCATAAGAAGATGGTGTTTGAAATCTTGAATGATACGAAAAAAGAGTACTGACGATATAACAATTGTGGGACAAAAGTATTGTAATAAAGAGCAGAAAACAATATGTTTATGTAATGTTAGTTTTTTCATTTTTATTGAAAGGAGTGCCGGCCTGTGAAGGTATGCGCTCTTTGTATTTGTATAATGAATAGAACGATAATAATATGACAGATAATAACATAGATGTGAATATCGTACCTATAAGGAATGGTGCGAAACGAGTTGTGGTATCATATTACCATTATTCACGCAAGGATAAAAATCATATGAGTTCTCAAACGGATTACGTGTGGGAAACAAAGAATGAAGAAATGTTTAAATACTTTGAGGCCAGGAGGACAAAAGTATTTTATAGTCAGATTCGTGCCATGTGTAGATTCTATGGCAAGAAAAATGTACGTAAATACAAAAAGTTATGATATTAAAAACGACAACCAACGAATTTTGTTTTATTAACGTAAGTTTTTATGAAACAGTAGCAGACCCGCGTCATTTCTTTTCACAGGAATATGATGAGATGCCGGAATATGAGGATGAATCAGATTTTGATTTTGATTCTTATTGTAATGCGTTCATGCCTTATGTGCAAGAATGGGCGGACAAGGTTAAAGAACGTCTTTTAGTATATGGTGTAAAGGATATAAAGGTAACATCAGTCGGACGGCCAAGAGAGTATAACTATGGTACTGATTGGATGGAGGTAGAGGTGGAGTTCTGTGATGGGTGGCGACAGGCGATATTATCCAACATTGGTAAGATAATCAATGATGATAGGTGTAGAAAATATGCTGAGGTAAATTATAAATCAGTTCAGGGTTACATATTTTTCGGGCCTGAAGATCTAAAGGAGTTTGAGAAAGAAATAATAGAAAAGAATCCAAATTCAGGATATGATCCAGCAGTGCTATTAAATATGTATCTAACTTTGGCTTTTGTAAAAGAATTTGGGTTCGTAGCTGAAGATGCGTGGCATGATGTAGTAGCGGAAGCCTTTCATTATCTACAATATCATAATTTCGCAACAACGGAAACGTTTATACCGGAAGGTTCGGAGTATTTATTCAATGACGTGCATACGGCAGAAGCCGACGAATTATATCATCATGTCCTGGATAAATTCGGATGGGCGTGGCGTGATCCGAAATATAAGTCAGAAACAGAATTATGCGCAATGTTAAAATGGGCAAAAGAAAAAGGCTTGACCATTGAAGAGTTAAGTATTTAATTGTTAAACATAAGGCAGTAGTGGTGCGTGAGTATAGGTGCTGCCGTTAAAATATTTTATAAGATGAAAAAAGAAGAGATTCAAACTATTTTATACACAATCAAAGAAGGAGACAGTATTAAGATCAAAGTACAAGACAAAAGTGAAGAGATAAGATTGCGGGATCATGTAAGAAGAGTACAGAAATACGGATACAGGTTTTGTTTGTCTCATTTACATGATGGAATTTTCTATCTGGAGAAGTTGGAAGAGGGAGATAAAGATAAATACTATAGAGTAATAAACAGAGGAAATGGAAAGACCGGAGTATAATAAGCTACGTAAAATGGCTAAGACTACTCCAGGTCTGATAGTGGACGAGGCGCAAAACATGATGCGTGTATCGCTATACGATAATGGGGAACTTAAGAAGGTGGTAGTGGTAATGAAATGCGATTCTTTTTTACAGTCAAAAAGTAACATAGAAAAGATAATGTTATTATCATCTTCTATAGAAGATAGAAAAAACAAAGAAAAAAATAAAACAAAATCAGAAAATGAACAGAATAACAAAAATAAGAGAAGAGATAGGAGGAAAACAGGTTGATTTAACCTTTTACGGGCGCTTTTGCAGCCTTATCGAAGGTGATAGGAAGATAATACTAAGGGCGATAAAAAACGGTCGTAAAAAAGGCGTAATCGGAGCCATTCAGCCTGGGAGACATGATAGAATTTGGACCACATGGTCTATTGCTTTTGATGATCTGAAGGTAGGGGATACAGTAGAGTTCACTACATCTGGAAAATATAATCCCGGATTTCATACTACGGAGACGTATGTAGGATGTGTAGAATGGATAAAAGGATCGGAATGTGCGATAAAAACCGGCAATGGAATGGCGGTAGTATTAATTAAACACGTGGAAAGGGTGGTAAAATGATGGATTTAAGAATGTTTATAGACCTATTTCAGGAGATTGAGGTAGAGAACTTGTTTAAAGCGTTAGATTTATGTATGGAATATGCAAGATTAGATTTACATGTGTTTAATATAGGAGCTCATGTAACATGTTCATACAGTAATGATCTTGAATCGCTTTCACAGGCAGAAGGTTGTAATGTGAATATGATAATAGAGGTACCCTACTTGTTTGAAGCATTTATGGAATACGCTTCACCGGAAATGAAGTTGTATTATGAAAAACTAACAGAGACAGTATAATATGAAAGAGGAAGTAGAACGGATAAAGAGGTTGGTTGGCATAGATCATAATAGATGGGAGCAACCTTGTACATGTGATAAATGCAAGAATATGTGTAAGGTCCCTTGTATTGGTACGCCAAAAGACATAGAGGCTATCATAGATGCCGGATACGCTGACAGGTTAAAAGAAACAATGTGGATGGTCGGGTATCTTGCAGTGAAAGAAAAACCAATAGCGATGATCCAGCCAACAGAAAAAGACGGGTGGTGCGCATTCCGCCAGCCGGACGGTCTCTGCGAGCTGCATGACCGCGGACTAAAGCCGACTGAAGGAGTTCTGGCTTCTTGCAAGGTGGTTGAAGAAGACGATATTCCAACATACGAGACATCCGTACTTAGAGCGGTAGCCCACGAGTGGGTTAAGGTAGAGAACTTCGCAACTACAATGAGGGTCGTTTTTAAATACTTGCATTACAATGAACGTAGAGAACAAGATAAATAAGATAGCTAAGATCTTAAAAGAAAAAGGATTTATTGTGTATAAGAAAGGCGGGAAGGAACCAGGTGTGTTTTACGCCAAAGAAGGTGACAGCCGGATAGGATTCGTTTATCCCAACAACGGATATATATACGACAGGATAAAGATGTGGTCTTTTTCAAGGATATATAAACCACATAAGAAAACCGGATCTTCGTGTTTAATGTGTGTCAGCGACGAATTTACGATAGAGAATGCGATTAAGAACATAGAGGATAGACTGTGGGTGAATTATATAAAAGACGATAACAGAAAACGACCAGAAGAATATAAAAATATAAGAGAATTTGTTGGTAGCTTCACTAAATTCTACAACTCTGTAGAATTAGTTGAAGTTAAGTAGTTTTCCATGCAAGTTAGTTGCCGGCACTGGTCTGCGAAGATAGGTGTCGTTTTTTTTTATTCAAGGAAGGAGGACAAAGATGGAGAAAATAAGAATAGAAGTAGACAAAGTGATATTATACTATATGGATCGGGTAGACCCTGACGGGAACCTATACCGGTTCTATGTATATAAAGATATGGCATCTGAAATAGAATACTTTTGTACGGAAGAGGCAGGTAATATGACTATACCAATCGGAGAAGGAAAGTATATTGAAATCGTGCCAAGGGAAATAGTGAAAATACCAGTAAGGGGATACAGAAGGCTTGCTGGAAAATGGAATTGTGAGACATGTTATGGGAAAGGCTGGTATAGGCTTTTTAATTATTTCAAATACAAGCCAGACATATGTTATATTAAAAACATAGGGCGTGATAAAAATGGAAACACAAGATATGAAATATCATTATTTAATGCCACTATGAATGTGACAAGGTATTTTAATTTGTGGAGAATGAAGCCAGGAAAGCATGTTATGATAACAAACGAGTACGGAGTCTTGGATATTATAAAAGAAAAATTCGATAACATAAATATAGTGGAATATAGTGGAATATGGATATAAATAAAAAGAGCAGAAAGGATTATGAAAAGTATCTTAACTCCATATCTCCAGATAGAGACGATGAGGCATGGATCATTGGAGGAAAGAACAGGTATTGCGGTAGAGAGAATTATGGTACTATGATCAAAAGATATGATCCTATTGGTTTCAGTGTAGGATACAGGGAGTGGGCAGAACAGCCAGAGTGAGGCGGCGCCTGCCCTGCCATGAGGTCGGCCTGGCTGTTCGTGGCCAGGATCATACATTAATCAGATAGTGAACAACGAAAACAATACAAATGTTTGTTAATTATGAGAGTAGAAGATTTAACGAAGTTTGAAGGAGAATGTCCTAACATAGTCGTATTTGGTACATATATGGATATTAGGGTTCCATTAACGAAGAAATGGAAGAAAATTATTAACGAGAGAGGAGATAAGCCAAACACGTATCATAACTGTTTGATTAGTTATATCTCAGAGCAGATCGCGTTGTCCGGATTCAACATGAAAAGCATCGGGAACCTGTTAATAAAGGGAATCGTTTTTAATCAAAACGATTACTATAAGTATAACGACGTAGGAGGATTCCCGGCAACTATCAACGATTTGGGATATTGGGATAAAAACAGGGTAGAGCTAAATGAAGATTTTCACACTGTTAGGCTGTTTAATACAGTAAGTGTATATGGATTGATGTTTGGACCCATAAAACAAAATAATTTCATTACGCTGGAAAACGATATAATGCAGATTAATGTTGGCAGCATAACTTACATCTAAAGAGATAAATCATGAAGCTATTATACTTAGTAGAATCAGGAAAATCGAAGTTTCTTGTCTTCGACGAAATGCCTGATAAAATTAGCACAAAGTACGGAGATGATACCATTATTGGAAGGATAGGAGGTGTATTCTATGATTTCCTTGCAAAGAGAAATGAGAGAAGAGAAGCTTTCGGAGGTAGAAAGTTCGATATCGTACTTGACAACGGGGAGATAGAGAAGTGTGAAGGGCAATGGTGGGATGCGGTGACAGACAGAGCAAGAGAAGAATTGGAAAAAGAGGGAAATCCACTTTCTAAAATGGTACTGATTGGTGTTTCTTCAGTAGATAGATTATTGGATTGCTATGTGTATTATGGATTATGGGCATCCGAAAGTAAGATTGAAGAAATGATAGCTGACTACAAAGGTCGTATATATGAGTATTACGAATTTAAGGAAGAGGTCATTAATAAGATAAATGAGACCCTTAGAAAATCATATATTTAATCTTGGAAAGAACGGATAATACGATCTGGGATGAGACAGAAAGGGAAAGACGTGTTTGAATCACCGGATGGATTGTATATTGAGATGGTATATGAGAACAAAGCGTTTGTGCCATATAGACCTATAAAAGAAATCCAGGATTTACCTATAGATGCAAAGTATATACCGCTTCTTACAAGGATATTTGGAAAGAACATACTTGCGGAGATAGGAGGATATAAGATATTTATAACTACTGGAAAATATGCTGTGAATTTTTGGTGCTGGAAAAAGTAAGCATAATGTAAAAAGAAGATTAAAATAATAGCTTATGACATTTCGAGAATTTATGCAGGAGAACGGCTATGACCGGATAACTACCTTTTGGGAAGATTTCAGCATAGCCGACAAGTATGGTGTAGCAGGTGTCAAAGATACCTACAAACGTGCATTCAGTGAATGGAAAGATGATTATAAGTTTTTCACGGAATTAACGCTCGTATTGAATCATAAAATCTGGCAGCATTATGACAGCAATCGTGAACTGGCTGCACTGTATGACCGGTTGTGGCGAGAAGCTGACGAGTATGCCATGAATAACTTTAAGGGAGAAGAACTTGATTATTATTACAGAATAACAGATTAATATTATGACAGCAGCAGAAAAATTAAGAACTATTTAAAATATAAAGACATGGAAGACGATCTTATTACAACAAAAGAAGTAGGCGATTATCGCATTAAAGTGTATTATTGCCATGATTCAGAATGCCCTATAACTAATTGGGGTTTGTTTGGGTCATTCTTTTTTGAATACTCTGATATGCATCGATTGCATGATGAATGCAATTGGAAAACTTTCTTCTACGATAACAAGCATGATCTTAGAGATGTTATTGATGCTATTGTAATGAAGCATATAAAACAGAAAGACATTGTAAAATATTTAAAGAAAGGGGAAGCGAATGGGATCTCATTCACATACAACAGAGGTAGCAATGTATGGGAGTTGAAGCATAAGACAAGTCCATATATAGGTCAAGAGTTTTTACCAGGTGATTTGAAGGACTTTGATTGCAGAGGAGAATTAATAGAGGATCTGGATGATGAAGACCTGTTAGATATCATATCCAAATATGGAAAAGATGTGGTAGCTATAGAGTGGTCAACAAGGGGTTATAGTCAAGGTGATTATATAAAAGGGATAGCATACGTTACAAAAGAAAAATATGATAATGAAGTCTGCAACAAAGAAGGAGATTGGAAAGAAGATTGTGCCAAAATTATAGATAATGAAGTGAAATCCATAGGTATGTGGATGTGGGGAGATGTAAAAGGGTACGTTCTTGAAAAGAAGGTAGCATTTACCAAGAAATACAAAGACGAATCAAGAGAGGATGAAGATTGTGAAGAATGGGAAGAGGTTGATTCTTGCTGGGGATGTTATGAGGAGACAGATGAATTGATAAAGGAAGTCATGATAGAGAATGGCTTAGAAGAATAGGTTATAATGGCTGATAGTGACGGACGCCACAGGAGACAGGTGGGTAAAGTGCGAAGAGCTCCGGTTCAGGGGAGACGGGGCCTGCTTTGCGTGGAGTAAGGCTACAGTAGATGAAATTGTTGAACATTTTAAAAACAGATAATTATGGGATATATATGTACAAGATGTGGTGGAACAAATGTTGTCTGTGAAGCCATAGTAAATCCGAATACTGGAAAAATAATAGATTATCTTGATGAATCTTTCATGCATGCTATTTGCTCGAATTGTGAAAACGAGGTGATAATATCCAACATTGAAGGAGTCAAACATGAAATTGATTTAAGGTTTCATGAATTTGTAGAAAAAACAGGTAAGGAGCCTGAATACGTAGAATGTCAGATTGTATGGAAAAAGACAGGAGATGAACAAAGAAAGACAATAAAACTATCATTGGGCATTAACGATGATGACAATGATGATGTTTTTTATTATTGCAATGGGATAGAATCGTTTAAGCAACTTACTGAATACGGAATGGGAGAATTTATCGTAACATTTTGTTGGAGTTTCTTTTAAGAAACATATGTAGTTATCATTTTTAATAACATGTCTTATGAAAACACAAGAAGAATATGCACGTGAGATAGACAAGATTGTTATCCGAGATTTAGATACTTGTCGGAATGATTGGTTTGAAGTTGATAAAAAGATATTTATGCGACCAGAAAATGAAAATAAGGCATTTATTTTGGGAACCCGGAAGACCGGATGTGATTTAATAATACTGGGTGGCACTAATTGTGATGAAGGTAGTATGGATTGGCTTTTTGGGAGTCTTGGCAATGAAAATTTCTATGTATGTAAGCCGCTATCTTTCTATAAATCACAACAAGAAATCCAGAAAGTAAATCCGCTTTATGCTTTCAAGGTGGCCACTGCTTATTTTAGAGAACAAGGGAAGGTTCCGGTATTTGAAGATAGTAACTGTAGATTAATAAAACTATGAGCATAAAAGTAATAAGATACAGGTTGCCCTCTTATTGGGCTTGCCCGTTAATCAATGATGATTACACTGGATTAACGGATGAAGAATGTGAGGAAATCCAACGCTTCTTGGAAGCAGCAGAAGGTTATCCGGTAGATGTAGATTTGGAAACACAAGGGTTTTACCGTTGTAATGACGCAGGAACACTTCCCGGAGAGTGTGCAGATTTTATTTTTCATAAGTGTAATGATTAAACTAAAATAATATGGAAACTACAAACAAACTGTTTTATTCAGGTACAAAATTCTTTACAGAAAATGAAGAAGATTATAGAATAACAGTTAGAATCTCTTTGGATGATGACTGCAAAAATAACATATGCGACTGGAGCATAACAGCCGACGTTGACTGGAAAAACAAGCATGGAAAATATGAGGATTACTTAGGAGGCTGCTGCCACGATGAAGTCGCAAAACATTTTCCGGAATTAGCGAAATTCATATCGTTGCATCTTTGTAACCATTATGGTGCTCCTATGTATCCGGTAGATAATGGTATGTATCACATAAAAAAATAGTGGTATGTCTGTGGCAATGGAGTATTTGCGTATATCAAAACAAGAATGCGTAGAATTATATAAAGCCTCTGAGGATAAGTTGTATTTCAAGTATCTGCTTTTCAATCTGGGGATTGTGGATAGATGGAAAAGAGAATCAGAAGAACTTATTGCGGAACTTGAAAAATTGTGTGGTAAGAAGTGGGTTAATCCATATAAGCCGGAAGAAGAAAGATTTGTTTTAACACTAACGGACGAGGAACGTTTGCTTATTGAAGAGCGCATTAAAGCTGGGTATTATCCCGCAGAAAGTATCGAAAAACGTAGGGAAGAGACTCATAAGGCAGAGATGTTGAAAAAGCGTGCTGAAATTTGTGAGCAATATGATAAGAAAATCAGACAAGCAGAAGCAGAAAAGAAGATAATGCTTTGTGTGTTTGATTATGGGTTGTCTACCGATAATGTTATATATTATCCTCACACGAACACTTTGTCTTTCAACTGGGACAGCTATGAAGAAAAAATCACACAAGAAGAGTTTGATGATTTTGTGAATAAGGTAGACCGCTCTCAATTGCCAGAAGATATTAGGTTTGAGCTTAAATAAAATACAGGATATGGAAAGATTGAATTTTGAAACATTGTTTCGTATCGTAAGATGGGATTACAACCGCTGCTTTAAGGATGAATCACTGGATAAGGATTTGTTCATGGAAAAATACGGGAAAGTTATGGGGGAACATTATTACAACAAGTTTGTCCATGAGTTTAACGGGAATATCATGAAGATGATTGGTTACTTCAGAGGTTCCGAAAAAGAAGGGCAAATCTTCTGCGATATGATAACCGAACGTATTGAAAAATACGAAAAGAGAATGTCATATGATAAAGGTAAGTTAAACAATTAAAAAGATATTTATATGAACAATTCAATGGTCGCTCACTTGTGGGCTCATGAACAAGAAGAATCAGCATCAGGGAGCAATTTCTTCTTTGAAGGTACAAGTATTTATTCTTATGGGCATCACTTTGAAGTCGGGAGAATAGTAAAAAACAAACAAGGGAAGAAAGCATACCTGATAAATGAAGATTATTATTCTGCTACCACGGGCAAACATCAACGCTATGTTCGTGATGCGATACCAATTTGGGCAATGGTTTTCAGTGTAGGGGATAATATATCGGATACTGGTAATATGAGGTTTGTTGCCAGCAAACTGGAATCAATTAAGAAGTCTATTGAAAAATACAAAAGAGCTAAGACAGAATTATCTTATACAGATATTTGGGGCGCTTTTGGGAATATGATGGATTACATTCAGTTCTTTAACATGGGAACTGCTAAGAGTATCCTTAAAAAGAGTGCTAATGATTGGCTTGGAACCAATCATGAATTATCCAAGAGCGGAGATAGTATCAAGCGTAAGCACGTACATGAATTAAAACGCATCTTTCAAATTTTATTGGATCATCAAGGATTAAAAGTGTTAGGGACCGTAAATGTGATTGTTGATGAAGTTTGCGGGGAAGGTACATGGATTAAGTATTCAGAAAGATCTGAAAGATGGAGAAAGGGTGAGGAAGAAAGAGAAAGAATAAAATTAGAGAGATTAAGAAAGGAAGAAGAAGCCCGTTACAAGGATTTTGATGAAAAACTGGAAGAGTGGAAGTCAGGAGAAATCAATTTCTTGAATACACCTTTCTATATTCCTGGTGAAAAACCTAACGCCTGGATTCGTATAAAAGGAAATATTATTGAGACAAGTAAACAGATAAAGATTGGAATAGCAGAAGCCAGAAAACTGTGGCGGGCTGTGTCGGCAATGCACCGGGGCGCCGAGTTTCGGCACGGTCTGGTGGAGGACGTCACCGGTCACCAGTGGAGTCTAAATCGGTACGAAAACGATTTGCTAACCGCTGGATGTCATAGGATAGCATATAACGAAATGGAGAGAATAGCAAAACAACTGGGATGGGTTTAAGTAACCCATCTTATTTTATAACAACTAAAAACAAGAAAAATATGGAAAATCCAATTATTGTTCCGTTTGATTTAAATACGGCGAGAAAAATTAAAAGTGGAGAAATAGAAGGTTCGGTATTAATTAATAATATTGAAATAGAATTTGTATATGAGTCGAAAGACTGCGCAGGTCCTTATAATTTACTTTTTGTAAGAAAGGATGGATATGGAATAAGTGCTATATATGCTAACACAGAAGGTTGTACTCTTGGTGACACCACTCTGGAATTGGAAGTAGAGGCTGGAGCGTATTTTAAGAAAGGAGATGTATTAATAAGCACGCTTGGGAACCCATTTATATATAATGGTATTATTAATAGAAAAGGAGATATGGGATGCATATATGGTATATCGGCATATGGCGAGATTACATCTGAAGAAATTCCAATATGGACAAGTGTGTGTGGTGAGGATAAATCCAAGTATGTTAGATTAGCCACAGAGGAAGAGAAAAAATCTTTTGCTGAAAGAATTGCTAATACAGAAAACCTTAAAAAAGCAGGAATAATAAAACAATATCTAAGTGAGTACGAATACTTGCTGACTAAAGAAAAGAAATGCGATTTTAAGCCATTCGATCAAGTCTTGGTGAGAGCAAGCAATTTGGGAAATTGGAATCTACACTTATTTGCCAGAGTAAGAGAAGAAGAATACAAATATGAATGCTTGGGAGGTTTGAGATACAAAGAGTGTATTCCATACCAAGGAAATGAGCATCTTTTAGGAACTAATAAAAGCAAATAAGATCATGGAACAGAGAACAGCAACAATTCCGTTTGATTTAGAAACGGCGAAAAAAATAAACATAGGGGAAATAGCAGGTCGTATTGTGACAGAGAAAGGACAAAATAGAGCAGAAATCGTATATGAAGACAATTCGTCAAATTGTCCGTTATTGGTTGTAATTCATTCGATTTCTGTATCGGCAGACTGGTTTTCTGCTACAGGAAAAGCACTTAGCAGCGAAAATCGCCTCCTTCTTGAAGTCCCGGAATATACTACATTTAAAGATGGAGATGTGTTAAGCAACGAAGAAGGAAATTTTATTTTTATTTTAAATACTAATGGGAAATATTTAACATCTTTGTATGCGAGTCTTGCAGCGGGAACAAGTCTTAATATATCGGATAATATTGCTGCACACGAAAACCACATAGAATGTTATAGACTTGCAACAGATTCGGAAAAACAGAGGATGATTAAAGCGTTAAAGAAAAGCGAAAATCCTAAAGCAAAAGAATATCTGAAACGCTTCTTCGGGATTAAAGAAGAGCCGAAATATGAGTTTAAGCCGTTTGATAAAGTGCTGGTAAGAAAAGAAGGAAATAAAAAATGGAATATCAGTTTGTTTGCAAGGGAAATTGTGGACGATTATAATAGATTGCCTTATAAGTACGAATGTTCTAATGGAACATTATGGGATTATTGTATTCATTTTGAGGGTAACGAGCATCTTTTAGGAACTGATGAGGCGCTTTAATGTACGCAAATTGGAGTTGCAAGAATATCTGTCCCCAGATATTTTGAAAATGGAACATATATGAAAATAGAATACATACAAAAATGTAAATGCGGTGCAGTCACTATCAGATTTGATAATAGTGCTTCGAATAGCATGTTTTGGGAAACATTTGAAAAATTGGATTTGGATACTGGTGATGCCACATGGCTTCACCAGTCCTACTGCTGCGACCACTGTGTCAACCATTGGGGAATAGGCTTATGCGGGTGTGGATCAGGACAGAAGGTAGGAAAATGTGAATGTGGATCCCAAAAGGCACATGATATATTAGGGGCTAAATATGATTCGTTTGGAGTAATATTAAAAAACTTTGGATAATGGATATAGTAAGTAAATACACCGCCTTGTTAGGACAACAGAAGCTAAAAGAATCATTTGTGAAAGATTTGGAGCTTGTATTATCAAGAAAAAATCCTAATATAGAAAAAGGGAAACTTAATTTCATTCGTTATTCAGAAATGAAAAATTGGAGTGTAAGAGAGTTGTTTGGTGAAGACTTGGAACAAGCTGATAGGGCTTTAATAAACAAGGTGTATCATATGCTATTTGATATAGGTTCGGATTTTAAATCGGTTATAAGAATGCTATATAGCTTTCGTAACGGACCTAAATCGGGGATAAAAGTGGCGGATCCAGAGGATAATTACGAATGGACTAACAAGGACGGAAATGAAAAATATTCTACTAAAAATCTCCCAAAAGCGCATTTTAGATGGGATTGGAGAAGATATACCTTATCAAAAGAATCCGTTGATAAAATAACGGAGTTTGTAGACACCATATTAGAATCATAGAGAAATTATGAACGAAGTAATTTTAAGCAACATGTTAGGATGTCAGACATATTGTATATCAGACAGTCCTTCGAATAGATACTGTCTTATTGGACCTATTGAGTGCAATGAGAAGTTAATAGAAGTGTTTAAGAAGGGGATAACAGTAAAACTCAAATACGTGGAAAAACGGGTCCTGGATGCATTTACGGACAACGGAATCGACCTGAGTAATTACACTCATTGTATTATTGTGAAGCGGAATTTTTATCTCGCTTGGTAACGGCAAAACATAAACAATATGAATAATTTTGTAATAGATACTCCAGATAATTTCTGGCAAATAAGATGGCTTGACAAGTATATGGAAGGCCACAAAGGATTCATAGCTGGTGGATGTTTTAAAAATATCCTTTCCGGAGAAAGAGTAAAAGACATTGATATTTTCTTTGAAAGTGAAAGCGATTTTCAGGAGGCTATTGATTCGTTCAATGATGAAAAACATCAGAAAGAAGGATGGAAATTTAAGTACAGAAATGAGAAGGTATGTGCGTTCCAGAAAGAGGGAGAAAAGGTATGGATAGAGTTCATAGAGTCAGAGTTTGGAAAGCCGAAAGAGATTCTTAGGAGCTTCGATTTTACTGTGACAAAAATGGCTTACTATAAGGAGCCCAAATACGAAGAAAAAGAAGATGATTATTTTCCATTCTCATCTGCAAGTATAGTAGCATACGAGTACAAACTACTCTATCATGAGAAATTCTTCGAACATCTTCATATGAAGAGGCTGGTTATTGACGAAAATATCCCTTTTCCAGTAAGTACATGGGAGCGCTCATATCGGTATAAAGGATATGGTTACAATATGTGTAGGGAGACAAAGAAAAAACTTCTACAGGCTCTTAAAGGTGTAAACGTAGAGGAGGAAGATGTATCTTTGTACACTACTGGAGGATGGGATTAACTTATAAAACATAGATATATGAATACATCATTTGAGAAATCTAAAAACAGTACAGATGAATGGTACACACCTAAAGAAATTATAGACGCTTTAGGGGAATTTGATTTAGATCCATGTGCGCCTATGCGTCCGTTATGGAGGACAGCCAGGGTTATGTATAACAAAGAGCAAGATGGATTAAAACAAAAAATGGGAAGGAAGGGTATGGTTAAACCCACCTTATTCAAGACCGACTATAGAGCATTTTATTACTCGTATGGTAGAGCACAATAATGGAATAGCTCTTCTTTTTAATCGTCTTGACAATAAGATGTTTCAGAATGTTGTATTCCCGAAAGCAAAAGGTATATTGTTCATGAAAGGAAGGATAAAATTCCACAGAGAAGATGGAACAATAGGTGAAAGTCCAGGATGTGGGTCTATTCTGGTTGCATTCGGCGAAGAGAATGCGGAAACATTAAGATCTTCTAATATTGAAGGAAGATATATACAGGTCAATCAAGAACCGTGTAACACCCATGTAGATTGGGAACAACGTAGATACGAGATGGCAAAAACCATGCTTCCGATCACAGCCGTATCAGGACATGGACCTCATGGTGAATTAATATTGGAAGCGTGTGATAAGGCGGCTGAATTAGCTGTAATATACGCAGATGCTTTAATTAAAGAACTGAAATGAAATCAACAGTACATGCTTATCTTGAGAATGATTATAGATTTTATAGACTTCCTCTATTTAAAGCTACGGCTGTAAAATACGGATGGAATAATTCTATAGAGGAAGATAGTGGGAGAGGAAAAATATAATTCAAAGTATTAAGTAGATATATTATGAGCGCAAGTAAAGAATACAAGGCAGTAAGAAACTGCATACTAAATGAACTTCACCTTACCAAAGAAGATATAATCAAAAACATAGAATCATTATTGGAAAAACTTGTAAAAAGGTGTATGCATAATACGTACGGAGGAAACAATCAGATAGAACATTGGATCAGATGTATGGTAAACGATGAGCTTAAACAAAGGGATTATGGTTTTGTAGAAAGAATAAGCAAGGAAGTCGTGAAAGATCATGTGCTGAATGAGTTGAACATAATCGTAAGACCCAAAAATGAAAGATGCGTATGCGAAAATAGAGTGCCATCAAGAAAAGATGGTTTGTATCTAATCTACGGGAACGGACACGTAGAGCCGTTTACCGGCGATAACTCCAAAGATTGTGTACGATACATCGGGTTGAAGCACAGATACATGTCATTTGCAATCTCACTGACGGAGCATGATATCGTACAATTGCTTGACGATGATAGCCGTGAAGAATCCGGAAGTGGGACATATTATGAACGTGAATGTGATGCGCTGTTTGACATTGACGGACGCGGCAATACGGAACGCCTTGTAGCCAGAAATCCAAAATTGAGAAATCTGCTGGAAGATGGCGAGTATATACCATCTCTTGGTCAATTAAATTTAATGGCCCATTATATGGACGAACTAAACAAAGCATTCACTTATGTTTCGGCATCTCCCCTCTCCTCGACGTGGTATTGGTCCAGTACTGAGAGCAGCCCGAGCGTCGCGTGGTACGTGGACTTCTCCATTGGTAGCGCGTACTACAGTGACAAGTACAACAGTAGCAGGGTTCGGGCGGTAATTGATTTTTAAAAAGGATTACAATGATAACATCGGTAAAAATAAAAGACAACACAAAAACTCCTTTTGAATATGCTTCTGACATAGAAGCATTTGAAAATGGCAGAGAATTTATTTTCAAGCCAGGAGTGAACGTAATTATAGGTAAAAACGGTAGTGGAAAATCAACCTTGCTTAACATCATATCAATGTATGCGTTATGTGAGAAATCCATGTGCTCTGAAATACCGATCGAGGCACTGGATTTTCCACCTATATTTGATGATGATGACAAGGTTCTTGATGGGATTGACATATCGTCTGATTATGCAGGGAAAGTATTCCGTTTATTGCCATCGGCGGAGATGAATCGAGATAGCGTATTGAAAAACTTCAGCAATTTCGATTTGTATGTGAATAATATTCGAAGATCTTATGGAGAGAAAGTGGTGTTATCATTGGAATCGCTTTTCAATTTAATGTTTGGTCAAAAGGATTATACATTTCCAATACAAGATCTTGTAGAATACAAGAAAAAATCAAATGCGTTTTGGATTAAAAGAATTGATAACCTGTTGAAGTATTATAAAAGAAACCGCATAACATTAACAAAAAGCAGTTTTGAATACACGGTTCTCATGGATGAGCCAGACAGGAATCTTGACATTGACAACATAATGCAAATTTATAATGTATTGTCATTCCATAAACCACAAACACAAATTATAGCCATAGTACACAATCCGGCATTGATTTACAAATTAAGCAAATTAGATTGTGTGAACTTTATAGAGATGACAGAAGGGTATCTTAGTAAAACTTGTATATTTGTGTCTAATTAATTAAAGGTGAGATGAACTGGAAGAAATTCAAAGAGGAAAAACCTTCAGAGGGAGAAGAAGTGTTGGCTTATCACCCAAGTTGGATAGATGAAGATTTCAACCCAAGAGGTATAAGAATAGGGTTTTGGAATGGAGGAGACGATTTTAAATCGGCTCATTGGTGGGATTATCAAGATTGTTATATCACAATCTCTCATTGTGATTGTGATGATAATTCTCTTTTCAGTGATAGAATAAAAAACAGCATAGAGCCAGAGTTATGGATATCACTTGATGTTATTACAAATTACTTACCTAACATAAAACAAAATCACTTATCACAATGAGCTATTTTATATTAATGGGAAGAAGAATCCCCAAACAAGCTATAACAGGCTTCAAATTTCAAAATGAAACAGATAACATTCGTCCTTTTCTGTCAATCAGGATAAGGGGAAAGGACGAAATTATACCTTTCAAAGATAAAAAGGAGATACAGTCTGTAAAAGCGCATCTGTGTTCTGTCTTCTCCGGATTTGTAAAAATAGGCGACTGGTATCTCAAGATGTCGGAAGTTAAGGAATATAAGCCGGTGACTGCCGAAGATATGAACCCCTACATCTTGTTTAAGACATCTAAGTTTGGAAACATAAAAGTTCGTTTCCCGAAAGATGAAGATATGAATGCGGAATTGTTGGTGTTAGATCAACTTTTTGATGTAGAATAAACTATTAATCATCTTTTGAAAATCATGACTTGGAAAGAATTGAAAGACAAAATATCTCTTATGACAGAAGAAGAGCAACGACAAGAAGTTGCAGTATGGGGAGAAAATATGAATCTAATGAAAGATTGTTCCTTGGAGAAAACAGACGAGGATATGTACTACAACTCTGAATGGGATTATACTTGTGAAGAGAGTGAATTGGAACAGGAAGACAAGAATGACCCTGATGTACATAAGGTATATGAAGCAGGAATGTATTATATTTATTCGAATTGATTTTAAAAAGATCTGATTATGGCAGCATTAACAACACTAAATATAACGGAAAAGAACGCTAATAACAGTTTGTCTGTAACTGTTAAAGTGAATGTCACCAAAGAAGGAGTGTTTACCACTACCTTGTCAAAAGAAGATGTGGACAAGATTCATTCTTATGGGATCAAATTACCTACAAACAGATTAGGCAACGAAGGATATTTCAATAGTATAGCACTTTCTGATTTGGAAAGTCAAATCAGGGAAGTTCTGAAGAGATGTTTGAGTTATAAAATAGTAGAAGAAGTGCCTGTTATTAAGTATCAACTGGAAACGAATTGCATGTTTTCCTATGACAAAAACGGAAATATTGTCCCTAACCCCTCTAAGGAATGGACAGGAGGCGATGAAAATGGAGAATGGAGGGATGGAACTTCCCGTTTAGATGCCTTAAACGCCCAACCTTTCGGTTTTAGTGTTTATGCAAAACCATTTCTAAAAAGAGTAATTGAATATGGAAATGGAGAGACAAAAGTAGAATACAGCAGGTTAAATACAGAAAAAGGAACCTATGCGCACTGGCTGAATTGTGTAACGAGCATATCATACAATAGATATAAACAGGTAATGGAAGTGGAGTGTAACGAATGTACCTCGAAATTATTCGTTGATATGATCAAGTCCATTTGTAATATAAGCGAACAAGTTAAGAGTTTTATCAATCCAGAACAAATAAAAGCAATTGCGGGGTCAAATGAACCGATTTTGCTTTTATCTAACAACTAAAAAATCATGAGGTGTGTATGTGTTTTTATCTGCTTTCTGTTATGGCTTATTTTTACGTTGTTATTATCATTCACTGTCATAGGATTGGTTATAAGCGTGAGTGATGAATGGCAGGAAATGGGTGACAAAATAATAGATAAACTTTAAAAATAATTGAGTATGAGTAAATATACAGCAAAACAAATTGCCGAGTCCGATGATCTGTTTGATAAGCAAATACATAAAGTCAGAAAATTTTATTTGAGTCGTAATCCTGATAAAATGATGATGCTCGAAGAAAGAAAAGCTGTTATCAAAGAACGAAATAAAGGTCTTTCCCCAGAATATGATAAGGAATATTATTGCGGAACCTGCGGAGCTAAAGACGGTGCGGAGCATCCTAAAACCGGATATTGCTTTCACTGTGATACGGATAACTGGATTTCAAAAAATAACTAACAGCTAAAAAGAAATGAGTCATGAGCGGACAAAATAAGCAATGTCCTGAATTTCCATTTTTTGGTGCATCTTATCCAGATGCTCGTTGTATCAATGGATATCTATGGGATTTGGATAAATGTGACGAAAACGGGAATTTATATGGAGAAGGAGATATTCCTTGCCCATTCTGCAATACCGAGAAATTTATTGAGTATGATCCGTTTTCAAAAGAAGATGAATTTTATGAAGGTATTGAGAATGAAGAAAAAGCTAAAGAAGCCGAGTGTTGAAATACGTGGACAAGATAAAACAGGAGCGTGCGTACAACATCGACCTTTGCATGACTTTCGAGAGATATATTGAGATAGCAGATAAAGATGCGGAGCGGGCTATGGCTTTCTTGAAAGAAGCCTACCCGTTTAATGAAGAAACAGAAGTCTTTATCAGGAAAAGATACAATATGTCTATCGATGTTAACCCAGAAGAAAATTAATTTATATTAAATCATTTTGTTTCTTATTAAGCAACAAAAAACATATCTTTGTCCGAAAAATAAGAAACATGAAAGAGGAAGAAGAAAAGATTAAAGAGGCTATGACTGAAGCCCTGATACATTTAGAAGGTTGCAAATATTTTGTGGCCACGATAGTAAACGAAGAAGAATGTAGGTTTGATATGAGTCAGCGTATGTCTCCTCGTCAACTGGCTTTGGTTATAAAAGGTGTATTATCAAATAATAATATGATGATGATGGATGTACTACAATGGTGCTCAGCCAGGCTTCAAACAGAAATAGAAAAAGGAAAGAAATCAACTAATTAAATATTAATACAATGAATCGCTGGTTTGAAATTACGGTAAAAGCCGAGATTGATAATATCGAGAACGGCAAAAAAAAGAAAGTAACTGAAAAGTATTTAGTGGATGCCTTGTCTTACACAGAGGCAGAATCAAGATCGTTGGAGATCTTCGAGGATTTGTACAATTCTTTCGAGGTTGTAAAAATTAATCCTATTAAAGTGTCGGAAATCTTCTTCAACGGAGAAGCTGAGTACTGGTATAAGTGTAAGGTGAATTACATTACACTGGATGAAAAGAAAGGTAAAGAAAAGAAAACTCCATGCTATATGTATATCCAGGCCGGAAATCCTAAGGATGCCGAAGCTGTGTTGACTAAAGGTATGCAGGGTACGTTAGGAGACTGGAATTGCGAGTCTATTGTGGAAACGAAAATCATTGAAGTGTTTAAATACGATCTTCAGAAGGGAGCTGAAAAATTAGGCGAGAAGAAGAGTGAAGAGTAAGGCTGATGTAGTTTCCAACATAGCGCTTGTTGTGGCGATAATATCATTGCTTTCAGCAGGCGCTTTCCTTCTGATAGTGATTAAGACAGACGAGGTATCTAAATTATTAATGAACGTACCTTATCTACTGGCTTCAGCGGGATTGTTCTTTTCAATAATATCATTATTATTCGAATGGAAAGCAAGGAAAAGAAGCTATACGTCTGCGAACGATGTGGACGAAAAGTGATGATAAGAAGTCATGGCTTATGCCAGGCTTGCAGGAGCAAAGAGTTGACTCCGAAGAAAAAAAACAGAATTACATCCATTAAAAACAGCAGCAAGAAGAAAAAGTTAGAGAACCCGGATTTATCCGGGTTTTTTCGTCTTATGTTGGAGGAGTTGAGTACTATTCGAATGTCTATGACTGGTAAAGCTATTCATTTTCCTACAGTATGTAACGTCTGTCACATACTTCCGAAAAGGTTATATAAGTCGGTTGCCACTTGCAGGGATAATATAGTTTTCCTTCATGAATCAGAGCATACGGTATTCGACATGTATCTTGACCGGATGGAATTTGATAAACTTGAAACAGAATTTCCTTTTGTGTGGAAGTATGCGGTAAAGAAGGTGCTGGATATGGAAAGCAGGGGAATGATTAAAGAAAGAGGTAGATTAATTATTGAAATAATTGACAGATATGAGAAAACTTTATAAAATAAGAATAGAAGCTGACGATGAAACTATCTTTTATGCTCACATACAGAGAGAAAGTTATGGTAAGGATATAGCTATCGCAGTGAAAGATAGAGATAAAGATGAAGTGGAAACAGTGTTACATTGTATTAAAGAAGAATTGATTAGAGGAAGATCATGAAAGAGAAAATAAAAATATTGACAGATTTAGGATTTGTCCCTATGGTGGAAGGAGAAGGAAATACGTTGTTTAGAATGAACGATGTTGTGATGTCGGTGTCAGATCCTAACCAAACACCAGAGCAGTTGAAGAAGGAGGTTATGTCTTTAATAAAGAACAGAGACATAGCAGAAAGAGGCGGACAGGTTCCAGTAGTTGAAGAGCCGGCGCCTGAGACAGAGCAGGCCCAGAAGGAGGAACCGGAAGCTCCGGCGGAGGAAGCCGCTCCTAACCCTGGAGAAGAGGATTCGAATCCGTTTACAGAAAATCAGGAAACGTTAGAACCGTTTTATATCTGTGATGAGTTAAAGAAGATTGAGACTCCCAAATTCGTAAGATTGACATTAGACGACAATCGTTTTTATGTAAGGAAGATGGATGATGGGACAGCCAAGATATATGCTTCGGTAACAACCTTAATCAAAGACGGATATGTAGATGATAAGACAGCACTTCAGGAATGGAAGCAAGAGATAAAGATGCTTGGTCGCAATCCAGAAGAGATAGCGCAGTATGAAGCCGATAAGGGAACGATCATGCACTACCTATACGGATTGTACTTGACAGGTAGAGATATGGTCTTAAATCGAAATTTTATAGTTAAGACAGTGCAAGAAGGTAAGCTGAAGATATCGAAGAAAAATCTTGACCGATTTTTTAACAGCATAGATGATCTTGACGATATGATTGTCAGGGTCATGAAGTTTGCCAAATTCTGTTCTGATTACAAGGTGAAACCGATGATGATAGAAAGAATCCTTTCTTTAGAGGATTACCTTGTAGCAACACCTATTGATGCGATGGTTAAAATGACATTCAAATACAAAGAAGAAGGTTATTTTGGAGCCGTATATCAAAGGGCTACAGGGCAGTTCAAAAAAGGCGATCCGAAGAAGGAAGTAAGAGAAGTGGAGAAGGAAGAAGTGGTCATTCTTGACTTTAAATCGGGAGGTATATGGGAATCATACGCATTCCAATTAGAAGCTGAAAGAAGAATGGTTAAAGCATGGTACGGAATTGACGCGCGTATTATGAACTTTTCTCCAAAAAGCACGAGCAGTAAAGGATATACGCTGAAAGAATGGACAGAAGATAGTGTAGCACTTGAAAAGGCGGACTGTGTGTTCCAACAAGGGATGTTGAATCACCTTAGAAAAGACAAGAGGTTCAAAGTGAGAAAAGGAGTGCTGAATATCAATAAGCCTTACAATGAAGAGGATCATATTGTTGTATATGATATTGCTGAGGAAATGTCTAAAAGATTCGTAATATGAGTGATATTGTTATTCCTGAAGGAGATTATGTAGAAATCGTAAAACCGATATGTATAAATCCTTTTGGTGATTATTTTATTAACATCAAAGGGGGGTCAAGATTAAGATTATCGAAAGATTTGAAAATAGGGGATAAGTATGCAATATGCATACTTACATCTTACGAGAAATATGGCAAGACTGTTAATGTGATAATGCCTATACTGGTTAGAAACACAAGAAGAGTATGAAAAGAAAAATTAGAAGAACCGGGGAGATAATAGACATAATCACCTTCAGCGGCTCAACTACAAGAAGCGACTGTGACAAAATACAATTCTATGACAGCAAAGGAAGTGTGATAAATGAGAGTTTAAATTATTATCTCGATACCCTTCCTGTGGATGATGAAAACAAAGACGTGGATTGGGAACAACGTAGATTCGATCTTGTTAAGGCTTATTCTATTGAGTTTATCAAAACACTGCATAGAAAAGGAGAGATAGATTGCGGAGTATATGTACCAGATGTGGTGTCATGGTCTATAACTATAGCAGATAGAATCATAGAAGCAATGAGAGGAGTTCAAAATGCTTGATTTCAGAAGATACGAAAACGTACCTCGGTTTCAACTTGACCGCAGGCCCGGAAGGAGCCGACTGAAGCTAACCTGCCCGGCTTGCGGAAAAAGCCGGTGCCTCACTCCTTATATTGATGTGGCAACAGGTCAGGTTGTTGGCAACGAGTTCGGAAGATGCGATCATGAACGGACTTGCGGTTACGATAAACGACCTACTGGTAAGGATGTAGGTGACAAAGATCTTTGGATTTCAGGAAACAAGTGTATAAGAGCTTATCGCCCTCCTGTAAATCCTGACGTTGTAAATTACATACCTTTTAGCGAGTTTGAGAGGACTGTGGTTCCAGACGATAGAAACACTGTATTTAGATTTTTATCGTCTCTATGGGGAAAAGAAAGGGTGTCTGATGTATTCAGGAGGTATCATGTAGGAACAATGGACTTATGGGGATGGAAAGGATGTTGTATATTCTGGCAGATAGACAAAGATTTTGTATGTAGAACCGGCAAGATCATGGACTTTTATATAAAAACCGACGGCCAGGGGAATGAGATTGATGTAAAAAGAGTGAAGGAAAAAGACGGTGACAATGAGCGGCCTCATGTTATGTTTTATCACTCGTTGCATGCAAGAGACTTCTTGTTTAGACAATGCCTGTTCGGAGAGCATCTTCTAAGCCAGTATCCGGATAAGGTGGTTAATTTGGTGGAATCAGAAAAGACGGCTATTATATGCGCTGTGAATAAACCGGATGAGTTATTTGTAGCTACCGGTGGGTTGCAGAATCTAAGACCGGAAGTGATAGATGTTTTAAAAGATAGAAAGACCGTAGCTTTTCCGGACAAAGGACAAGCATTTGAGACATGGAGTAAAAAGATAGATGGGATGATGATGAAGTCAAGGATAAAAGTATCGGACTATCTTCAAAATGTTGAAAATGTAGGAGACGGAGATGATGTGGCAGATTTGATAATCAATAACAAGGTAAAAGAAAAATATCATGAGCCTGGACGTTTATATTAAAAGTAAGAAGAAAGAAGAGGATCGTGAATGGGTTGCGAACATCACCCACAACATGAACAAGATGGCACAAAGAATATTCGTATCAGAAAATAAAGAAACGCTGTACGATTATGTTTGGAGACCAGAAGAATTGTATAAAGAAATATATACCAATGAGATGAAGAATGTACTTACAAAAGGTATATGTATTATGATCTCTAAGAGAAAAAGTCTTTTGAGATACGAGCCGGAAAACGGATGGGGGTCTTATGATTCATTTCTTAAGTTTCTTATCGAATATAAAGAGGCGTGTGAAGATAATCCAGGTTATATAATTGAAGCAAGCAGATAATATGGAAAATTACAAAAACACTTTAAACGAGGTAGTGGTGATCGAATCGTCACCAGAAACGTATTTTGTTTACGCTATTCGTAATGCTATTCGTATCTCTAAATGCGCGTATCCGACAGCCAAGAAAGTAATTTTCAAAAGAGAGGACGTAGAGGTAGAGATCTCAGAAATGGAAACTGAAAGCAGTTTGTATGAAAAGTTTAAAGAAAAACAAAAGAATAGGGTATGGAACTTAATGAGCGCCAACAACGGGTTTTAAGAGGCGAAATTTGTTCTTATTGCGGAAGAGAAACTGAGCTGGTAAATGCCGATAAAATATATAGCAGAAAAGGCTTAGGGATGGTTATGATGTGCAAACCATGCAACGCTTATGTCGGTGTTCATGAATCAGGGCCGAATAAGGGAAAAGCTAAAGGCCGGCTTGCGGGGCCATCACTGAGATCTCTTAAGATAAGAGTCCATGCCGAACTTGACAGACTATGGTCTACGCCGGAGGAACGGAAAAGGATGTATAAAGATTTATCTGAATTTCTCTCTATACCGGAAGAATACACACATATAGGTATGTTCGGCGAGAAGACGATGGGAAAAATCTTTCAGTTCTGTCATGTAAACAAAGAACGATCAGGTTCGAGAATAGAATGGCATAAACCTGGAGATAAGTGCCCTAATAAAAACAATCAAATAGTGTCAGGCAGTAGCGCATGTAGAGGATGTCCTGAGTATCTTCATGATGAGAAAGACGGATATGTCTGGTGTGATCCTGATATGAGCTACGGCAGGTTGAAATAGGGCGCGAATTGCCTATCTTTGTGCTATTATTAATCAAAAAAATATAAGCACATGGGCAGATCAACAGAGTACTACAGGACTCATCCCGAAGCCAGGAAGAAAAAGGCTAAAAAGGACAAGGAGATAAATGCCAGACCGGAACAGAAAGCCAAACGCCGAGAGCTTGGTCGTAAAAACTACGAAACGGACAAGAAGAAGGGTAAGGGCTGGAGAAAAGGAAAGGATTGTTCTCATACCAAGAACGGTCTTAGGTATAAATCAGTAAAAGCTAATAGGGGATCCAAATCGGATACGAAAGGTGACAAAAATGCAAGAGGATCTGAAAAATAAAATAGATATAAGAAGGATATTCAAAACCTCTAAACAGGTTATGGAAGAGGCGTATGAGAATATCTTGAAATACAGGCGGGGAGAGCTTATCCCCGCTAAAACCGGATACGATTATATTGATGAGGCTTTGCTTGGAGGTATTTTTCCTCAGCACGCTATTGCCATAGGAGCCCGGCCATCTGTAGGTAAATCGTATGTGGCCCAAAAGATATTGGAAAATGTGATGAATCCGATGATCAACCCGCAAGCAGAAGATTATTTTCTTGTTAATTGCGAGTTCGAAATGAATCCTCAAGATCTTCTTCTTCGCAGAATGAGCCAGGATATGAAAAAGCGGGCTCCTGAAATATTAAGAAGGCAAGATTCTAATACAGTAGAAGAGATGAGGATGTTTGAAATCCTTCAAGGTGAAATCAGGAATAATATAATATACATCGATGCTCCGTGTACGGTAAAAGAGTTTGAGGCGGCTGTGTATCATATAGCTACCAAACACAAAGACAAACGTCTTATAATATTTAAAGTCGATCATATTGCTTTGATAAAAAGAATGGGGTTAGATCCTAAGTCGGCTATAGATGATTTGGTGGCGGTTATGAACGAAGCTAAATTAGTATATAAAAACATATTTTTCCTCATCATATCCCAATTCAACAGAGAGATAGAAGGAAGGATAAAAAGCCCACAAGAGCAGCCTCCGCGTCTTTCTGATTTTTACCAGTCTGATACGCTGGGTCAGTTATGTACGTTAATGATAGGTTTGCACAATCCTCGTAGGTACGGGCTGGATAAGTATATGATATTTGGGAAAGACTGGTATCAGACTCTTGATAGGTTTAAAACTGAAAACAAAACATCATTCAGAACAGCCGGACTGGTGTTTCATCATATACTGAAGGTAAGGCAAGTTAGTATGGAAGAGCTTACTAATACAATCCACCCAGAGATACTGCCGGGACATGGATGGATGTACGGGGAGGGCGGGACGAAGTTCGTGAACCCCAACCAGCCGCCGACGCCGCCCAAGCTCTATACTGTGGAAGACGTTACGGACAATCAGGAACAAGAACAAGAGACAAAAGAAGAACAGTCATTGTATTAAAAAAAAAATAAGAACCATGAGACTAACAGTAGAAGAAAACGAATACCTGATAAGTAAGTTCCTTTTGGTTCTTACTGAGTTTGCAGGGGATGAAAGAGAGATGTTTTTAATCAACTCCATACATGATAAGGCGGTGGCGGATATGAATTATCGTCTTCCGTCTTTAATAAGCAGAGAACGTAAAAGACGAGTTATTGAACTCCTTAAAGAAGGAACCAGAATAATCAAGGACTTTTCCGGCTATGCAGGTGATATGGGTATGATTAACGAATACGATCGCCTAAAGAAAGAAATAGGAACCGTCCAAGACCAGCTTGGTGACGTAGAAGGTCAACTTCGGGCAGCAGGAGAAGTTATTAAAAAAGAACTTGATATGATTGCTGACCGAATCAAAGAAGACCTCCTCGACCGGGAGCTGGCTAAAAGTAATGCTGAGGCTGAAAGAAAAGCCAAAGTAGATCCGAGATACGAAGTAGCTTTAGGTGATTACAAGGAGATGTTGGAAGTGATTTTTACAACCAGAAACAAGTATTCTACGGTAGATTCTGTACATGATGATCTTCGTCAGTCGGTATCTACCGGTAGAAATTCGATTATCAAAGAAGGATACAATAGTTAAAAAAAAGGAGGAAATATGGAAAAGAAGGAATTTAAAGTAGGAGAAGTGTTTGATGCCGGACTTGTAAGATTAAAATGTGTGGATGCTCCAGAGCCAGACTTAGGATGTGAAGGATGTATATTTAATGACCACATTACATGCGGGTCGGTAGATGTAGTCGCAGGCCCGTGTAATCACGTAGAGAGGGAGGATGGTAAGGATGTTATTTTTATTAAAGCTGATTAGGCATGTACATCAATTTCAGACAACTTGCAGCATCAGACATGACTCCTAATGATCTGGCTAATCTTCTTGCTATAAGACAGAAGGATACGGTTATGATCGAAGCCATGCTGGAAAAAGATGCTGGGAGGTATATAGAGCTTGGCCTGGTTGAGAAATTAAAATCAGGCGTGATGAGATTGACCAACAAAGGAACGTCTTTTGTGAATTATATAGAGACACCGGAAATGACGGACGAGGTCCTGGAAACGTTGAAGATTATGATAGGAATGTACGAATCATATTCAAAAGATATAGGTGTCAGCAGAAAAGAAGCGGAATCCAGATTGTGTTGGTTTATGGGTAACACCTCATTCAAGAAAGAGGTCATACTTCAGGTAACAGAATCTTATATAGCAGAATCAGGAGATTACACAATGAGCTTATGTAACTTCATATGGAAACCGCCTTCTCAGGCTTTCTCAGTCCATATGAACCTCAAAAACTCAAAGCTCTTTGACTTAATAGCTGAAAAATTTAAGATCGCTACCGAACCTTATTTGGAGTCTAAGAAGAATAAGGAAATGGATTGGTTGTTTGCCGTATCTAAATTGCCTACGCCGCCAGCTAAAGGCAATCCGGATTATTTGTTTACCGGAAGTTCTGAAACAGACAAAGAGCGATTGAAAAACATAAAAACGTATTTGTTTAACAAAATTAGAAAGCAATGGAAAAAGTAAGAATCAGAAAGATAATAGAGGATATAATTATTACTCAGTTTCTTAATTCAGAAATAGATATAGTTCATGAAGAAGATGTGTCGTTTAAAGAACTTGGATTAGATTCTGTTGATCAAATTGAACTGGAAGTGATGGTGGAACAAAAATTCAATATTGTTATTATTGATTATGATATGGAGACCATCAAAGATATGACTGATCTTGTTTACAAAATAATAACAGAAGGATATGGGAAGTGACATAATTTTATGCATGGCTTTAATAGCGTCATTTGCTTTTGTTATACAGTTTTTGTTATCGATATTAGGATCTGATCTGGATACGGATATTGACATTGACAGTGCTTCTGATTTAAGCATGTCTTTGTCGGACATCATATCATTCAAGGGCATAACACATTTTATTCTTGGATATAGCTGGACTACCTACTTTTCGGGTTCTCATTTAGTAGGGGTTGTGATAGGGTCGTTTTTCTTTATCGTTTTGTTTTACGTATATAAATTACTTCTTAAGTTAAAACAAGAAATGGTGTACGAATGTCCGGAAGATTTAAATGGCAGAGAGGTGGAGATAGTGTTTAGATCAGGGAAGAATCATTATATGGTAAATATTTCGAAAAATGGAAGACAAGAGCAAATGAGAGTAAGATGCTTGTCTGGAAAAACTTACAAAAACGGTGACAAGGTGAATATAAAATACGAAGAAGGAGAACTAAGTATCTAATTTTTTTTATCAACAATTAAATTTTAAAAGTTATGACAACAATCATGTACGTGTCAGCTATCTTAGCTGTAGTGATTATTTTGACAATCATCGGAGTCTTATCAAGGTATCGTAGATGTAAGCCTAATCAGGTCTTGGTCGTTTATGGTAAGACAGGTGGGGAAAAGAAATCGGCGAAATTATATCATGGTGGAGCGGCATTTGTCTTGCCTATTATTCAAAGCTATGATGTTTTGTCAATGGAGCCTATGCAAATAGATTGCAAGCTTACCGGTGCTTTGTCATCTCAGAATATTAGAGTAGATGTTCCTACGACTATTACAGTAGCTATCAGTACAAATCCAGAGATCATGCAAAATGCGGCAGAAAGACTTTTGGGAATGGATACCGAATCTACTGAAAATCTTATTACGGACATCGTTTACGGTCAGATGCGTTTGATTATTGCTGAAATGACAATCGAAAAACTTAATTCTGACAGGGATGAGTTTTTGGATAAGGCAAGAAAGAACATTGATAACGAGCTTAACAAGTTAGGTCTTTACCTCCTGAACATCAACATCAGTGACATTAGAGACGAAGCCGGTTATATTATGAACCTTGGTAAGGAGGCTGAAAGTAGGGCTCTGAACGAAGCACAGGCTAATATCGAAGAACAGGAGAAGCTGGGGGCTATTAAGATTGCTGTACAGCAGAAGGAGAAAGAAACGGCTGTGGCTAATACCAAAAAAGAACAAGAGATTCAAATTGCTTGTACTGAAAAAGAAAAGGAAACAATAGTAGCTGAAACGAAGAAAGAAAAAGAAATAGCTTTGGCTTTAACCGATAAAGAAAAACAGATTGGTGTAGCTCAAGCAGATAGAGATAGGGCTGCGGTTATCGCAAAAACTTTAACCGACAAGGAATCGGCGATCGTAAGATCTAAGGCAGAACTTGAAGTAAATAAAGCCGAGGCTGAAAGGATGGAAGAAGTCGGAAAGAATAAGGCTGAAGCTGACAAGGAAGCAGCTATAGCAATACAAGACTCTGAAGCTCAGATTAAGAAGGCTGAGGCTGAGAAAAATGCGTCTATAGGATACAACAATGCCCAGAAGGAGGTTGCTGTGTCAGTATCAGAACTACAGATCATCAAAGCTCAATCAGAGAAGAAGGCCGGAGAAGAAAAAGTTAAATCGGAAGCGGCTGTAAAAACAGCAAAAGAGCTTGCCGACAAAGAAGTGGAAGAAGCTAAGGCTAAGAAAGTTCAGGCTGCGCTTAAGGCTGAAAAGATTGTGCCGGCTGAAACCCAGAAGGAAGAGGCTATCTTGCAAGCTGATGCCGAGGCCGAGAAGATCAAACGCCGGGCTGAGGCTGAGGCATCAGCACATTTGGCAAAAGCTGAGGCAGAGGCAAAAGCTATTCAGATGAAGCTGGAGGCAGAAGCCGAAGGTAAGAAAAAGTCGTTAATGGCAGAAGCCGACGGATTTAAGGCTATGGTGGAAGCAGCAGAATCCAATCCTCAGATCGCCATCCAGTACAAGATGGTTAATCAGTGGAAAGAAATTGCTGGAGAACAGGTTAAAGCATTTGAGCACATTAATCTCGGAAATATCACGGTATTTGACGGCGGTCAGAACAGTACCGGTAATTTCCTTAACAATGTTGTCAAGACCGTCGCTCCGGCATTGGGAGTCATTGATCAGCTTCCGATTGCAGATACTTTAAAGAAATTAAAAGGAGATGACAAAAAATAAATACAATGGCCCAAGGTTACACTTGGGCCTAATTGAAGAAATAAAAGCAGCATTCATAGATTTCCTGCCTGCGGGAACAGTGATTTTAAGTGCTTTACTAATTACGATATTTTTAACATGGATTTTGGACAAGATTTAGAACCAGAAGAACTTACCGGGCATTATGATCAGTGTTATGGAATTGATTTTGAAACAGAAGAAGAGGAGGATGAAGAATATGACGGATGAGGAATTTGCATTAGATAATAAGAAAAAAGTTGTTGTAAGAAAAAGAATATCCTATTTAAGCAAAGGGGATAAAGTGTGGATCGTGTCTTCCGACGGCTACCTGCTACACACGGACGTCGTTCGGCGGGACCGGGGCCGATCTTATGTGGATATAGACGGGATACTGTATTGGAAGCGAGGATTAGATGGCAAGCATCGTAATCGTAATAACTACATGCAGTTTGCCATGACACCAGAAGACGGTAAGAAGTATGTCGTATATTACCCGGAAGGATTTAAAGACAATGACTTATGATGGTCCCGGAAACGCATTTGCTATATAAGGAGTTTAATGGTGTAAAACGTCTTGCCATATCTTATTCCCAGATAGATACGTTTCTTACCTGTCCAATGAAATGGTATAAGACTTACGTAGAGGGCAAAAGGTCTACGGAAAAACAAGAAGCTACGTCTTATGGTACGGTTATCCATAAGACACTGGAATACTTCTTTAAGAACGGAAGACAGCCTTCTGGTAAAGACCTTGGAGAAGCGATAAGTTACTATGCTTACCAAGAAGACATACCTTGGCAATCACCGGAAAATATGATGATAGCCATGAAGCAATCCGGGGAGCTTCTTGCTTGGATTGTGGATCTATTTAAAAAAGACGGCAATAGGTTTATGATAGCTGATAGTGATCTTAATCCCTGCGAGAAACTTATCAGGTACGGCGCCATAGTTGGAGTCGAAGAAGATTTTGTGCTGCCGTACCGTCTTCCTAAGCCTGTTGATATAAATGGGGTAATTCATACCCATGTGTACATAGTAGGATCAGTGGATCTTCATCTGGCTATAAAAAGCAAGAACGTAGTTCACCATTATGTCATAGATTGGAAATCAGGAAATAAGGTTTTTGATTCTAAGAAATTGGAAACGAATTTACAGCATCCTATATATTCATTTTACATCTATAGAAGATATGGTGGGGTTCTACCAGATATGAACATCTATTTCTTTACCAGGACCAGGCAGTACCAAAAGGTTAAGGTAGATGAAGAGCGTAAAACAAAATCTATAGAAATGCTAAATGACACTTTATCTAAAATGTATGATTTTGAAGATAATAGTGTAAAATCATTTCAAGCGTACATCCAGGGAGCAGAAGGAGCCAGGTATAGCAAGCGGCGTGCCACCCTAAGCCAGCCTGTTCCGCAAAACAAGCTGCCCTGCCCGTCGGCACTGTGTTATTATTGTGACTTTGGATTACATAACAAAAACGAATGCCCTTTCTCTTCGGATTGGGATCCGTCTAAAAAGATAAAGCGATGAAATACGAGGACGTTCAAAAGTTAAGAACAAAATACCGGCAAGATCCGGAAGTTATAAACGTAGAATACATGAGAGACGTTGCTGTAAGATGCGGGAATTTCAAGAAAGCGTTTGAGCTTCAGGAAAGACTGGAGGATATATGGTTTAACTACTTAAAAGAGGTGCAATGAAAGAAGTATTGATAGCAGGAGCAGCGGCCTTTTTATTATTATACTTGTTTGTAACGATTCTTATAAAAATAAGCATGGCAATAGATCGGTATAAGATGAAGAAGAAGACCGACAAAATAAAAGTCGGTCAAAGATACGAATACGAAGGCTACTTCATGGATCCATTTGAAAGAGGCAAGCATGTGATTAAGATATTAGACATAAAGGAAGGGTTCGCTCTGTACGAGTACGGAAAAAGCCCAACTTTATTATTTTCTATGGAGCTTGAAGATATTGTTAAAAGATATGTTTTAATTACTGATGTTAAACACAAGTAAGTCATGAAAAAAGAAGTTACAATCAAGGAAGATATGGTTGCGTTTTATAAAAATGCAGGAAAGGAACTATGGATTTATAACGGACTTTTCAGAAACAAGGTATTGTCTATAAAAAAAGATAAAGCCATTATCATGTGTGAAACTGATGCTGAATATGCTGTACTGATAGAAGATAATCAGTTTATTGCCGTAGCAAAAAACATGGATTATGATTACTGCTGCGCATTCACATTAGGTAATGCCGAGGCTTATGGAGATCGTATGGGCATATCGTGCAGTGTATGCTTGCTCGAAGATAATGAGAATAAAGCAAGGGAAATGTTGAAAGAGGCGATAATAGAACTTTCAAAAAACAGTAAAATAGATTGCGATGGGCTTTGAACTTAGACCTTACCAAAAAGAGGCAGTAGATGCCGGACTTAAGTTTCTTACAGGAAGATCTAAGAAGCCTGGCATAATCGTAGCTCCATGCGGATGTGGAAAGAGCCTTCTGATATCCAAGATAGCACATGAAATAAATAGACCGACATTAGTATTACAGCCCTCAAAAGAGATTCTGGAGCAGAATTATGCAAAGGCCGTATCATTCGGTTCTAAACCTACTATATATTCTGCTTCATGTGGTATAAAGGAACTGTCGGCTATGACTTATGCTACACTTAAAAGCATAAAGAAAGACGTAGCAAGGTTGAAAGATATAGGGATAGACACCTTATTGGTGGACGAATGCCACTCGGGGTATTCCCCTGAGGAAGGTTCTGAATTTATGGAGTTTATGAACGGGTTTCCAGAGGCGAAGGTGCTGGGCTTCACCGCCACTCCCTGCCGACTCAGGGCCTACAGTTCCATGCTGGAAGGAAACTACAGCAAGCTCAATATGCTGACGAAAGACGAGCATAACTTCTTCAAGAAAATAGTTCATGTAACTCAAATACAAGAACTAACCTCTCAAGGGTTTTGGTGTCCACTTAAGTACGAACGATGGTCGTTTGATGAATCGGCTCTGATGTTAAACAGTACCGGGGCTGAATACACCAACGAATCTATTAAAGAAAGTATTGTAAGAAATGGCTTAAACAACTCTATCTACAAGCGCCTTCTTCAACTTATGAACGAACGTAAAGCCATTTTGGTTTGCATGGATTCTATCGAATCATGTAATAGAATATCAGAGTTCATGAATGCCAGGATGGGAGCCATAACCGGTGTCGTAACATCGCTAACAACCAAAAAGAAAAGAGAGCAAATCATATCAGATTTTAAAGAAGGTAAGTTGAAGGTGGTTTTTAATTATTCAACGCTTGCTACCGGATTTGATTTTCCTGAACTTGATTGCGTGATGTTTGGTCGCCCAACGTTCTCATATTCAACATATTACCAAATATTGGGCCGCGCCGTACGCATCCATCCTGACAAGAAAGAGGCACTGATAGTTGATTGCTGCGACAACATGAGGCGTTTCGGTCGGATAGAAGACCTGACAATCGAACAATTCCCTTCTAAGGGCTGGTGTATGTTTGCCGGCGATCAACTTCTGTCCAATATAAGGATGGGTGATATTATTACCAAAGACGAGATCCTTCGCCGGGCAGCCTCGCTTAAATCTGTGAATGGAGATGGTAGGAGAGAAGACGATCTTGACAGTATAATAATGTGGTTTGGAAAATATGAAGGAATTAGATTCAAGGACATACCGGTGTCGTATTTTAGGTTCTTGGCTGAGAATATGGCAGTAAAACCAGGAGATAGGAAAGAAAAGATTATCGAATATTATAATAGGATAAAGGCATGAACAACAAGAGAAGAAAAAAAATATCGGATGTTATTAACAATGTAAATAAGTATAAAACAGATTTTGAATACATCAAATCAAAGTTGTCGGAGTTGAAGCACAACATAAATTCAGCCAAAGATGATGTTGATATGATTTTAGACGAAGAGACTGAGGCGAGAGATAATATACCGGAATCGTTACAAGACTCAGAAAGATATTGGGAATCAGATCAGGCTGTAACTGATATGGAGGAGGTGGTTGATGACATGGAAAGTATTATAAATGATATAGATGATGTGATTTCGACCATAGATGGGAGCATTAAAACCATAAATGGTTCTATAAAAGTAAATTTGGTAGGAATAATGTGAGTCCATAAAAACACTATAAGTAAAATTTAACACTATAATTTTTTATTGATGTATCATGATGTATATATTTGCATCATGATATTTTTTTAGTGTTATATTTCATGAAAACAAATGTTACAATGGTATCGAAAGATCGGGAACTGTTTGGTGTTATAATTAAACAAGACACCAAAACATCATTTATGTCCTTAACAGACCTACAAGAGGCTTATACGAGAAAAAGGATAGAAATGGGATGGAATGAAAAGAGAATAGAGAACATTCTGTCCAATAAAGAAAGTGCTGAACGAATATACTATATCCTTGAAAAACAGGGATATACGATAGAAGCAGGATTTCCTGGTTTTATCCAATCTGTTGAAAAAGAATCACTTATAAAAGTGATGAAAAAGATGGGAGCTTATAAAACTATGGGAAGAGGAGAGAATAGGAGGACGATGTGCAATCCTTATATATGGGTTCTTGTAGCTATGGAGCTTAACCCTATGCTGTATGCTGAAGTAGTAACATGGTTGACGGACAAACTTATTTTAAATAGGATAGAAGCAGGAGATAAATATAATGTCCTATCAAGGGCCATATCAAGATTTCCTGATGCTGATTATACGAGAATGGCTAAAGGCCTCAATTGGATCGTTTTTAACGAACATGAGAGCATGATAAGAAACAGAGCAACTCAAGAGCAGTTAAAAGAACTTGAAATGCTTCAATCCAATCTTGCATTTTGTATAGAAATGGGAACCATATCTTCTTTTTCCGATTTAATAAACATGATGGGGGCTATATATAAGAAAAAGTGGGGATCGGGAGCAGTATCTTCTAAAAATATAAAATCTTCAAATAATGGAAACAAATGAATTAAGGGAAATACTTAAATTGTATGGTCTTCAACATGATGTTGTTATCAACAAAAGTTCAAGAAGGTATTCTATTATCTTAGACAATAACATAATAGGAACCAATCACGACAAAGAGAAGGTGGTTGTGTTCCGTCCTATACCGGAAGGGAAAAACACATTCTGCATGGAGCGAGATAGGTTCTACACGGAGTTTGAAGAAGCTTTTGATGATGATAAAGCCATAGAATCCGTAAGACAATATTTTGAAAACAACAAAAACAGAAAGTCATGAACGAAAATGAAGTATTTAGATTAAAGGGCAGAATAGCCATATCCAACCTATCACGTGAGGACAAGGATATGATAAATAGCATCCTTGATGGTATCAATAAAAAGGATGAAGATGAAAAAGGGTATGTCTATACCGTAAGAATAAGACAAAACGACGGAAGGGTTGTGTATGCTACTTTATTTTTTAAAGACAAGAAAGGCCCTACATTTGAAGATTTAAAGAAGGAGCTTGATGACATGGGAGTTAAAAATGATAGTTATAGCAATAACGGCATAATTATCATTAATCGCATTATCATGAGCGGAGAAGAATTTGATCGCTTTGCAAAAGAAAAATGATGGACTATATTATTATATCAATTAATTAAAACAACGATAAAATAATGGAAAAGATGGACAATAATACTAAAAACATCCTTTATCCAAAAGGATCTATTTTTCGCACATTGAAAGATGATAAAATAGATAAAAGTACTATAATATACAAAGGATCTATAGTAGTTGCAGTAACAAACATAAAAGAAAATGACAAGTTTGCTGAAGTTTGTTACAATGGAAACACAATTATTATAGAAACAGATATTATGGAACTTGTTCTTACAAGAGATCCAGAAAAAAGTACTTCAATAAAATCAGTAAAAAATGACATCATTGATGATAAACTACGATGGGATTTACTTCCAATGGAAGAGATTGAGGACATTGTAAAAGTCTATCATGCCGGCGCCAAAAAGTACGGTCCTAATACCTGGCAGAATCTTGACAACGGATTTGAACGGTATCGAGCTGCAATGTTTCGACACCTGATGGAATACATGAAAGGAGAAAGAGTGGATTCCGATACAGGATGTTTTCATCTTGCACAATGTGCATGGAACTGCATAGCTATGCTGTGGTATGACAAGCATGGAAAAGGGTTGATACCATTAAATAAGGAGGAAAAGAAATGACAATAGAACAACTAAATTATTTATTAAGAAAAGAGCTTTATGCTATAAAAAACCATAAAGACAATATTGATAGAATCAAAAAAGAATATTTTGATTCCAATTATGGGTTAAAAGAAGGAGATAAGATCCGTATTTTACACGAAGCAGGAGATGAAATGATAGGCTTCTTGAAAAAAGTTGAAGTATGTGAAGACGGAGATCTGTACTTGACAATCCAAAAACAAAACGAAAAAGGTGACAGAGGCAGAGGAAAATGGAATATGTATCTATCATCAAAATTAATTAAAATTGAAAAATGTGTATAATACCATGAGAGTGTTAAGTTTATTTGACGGAATGTCATGTGGTCAAATAGCGCTAAAAGAAATAGGGATCACACCTGAAGTATATTATGCATCAGAAATAGATAAGTTTGCTATTAAACAAACGCAATTAAATTTCCCTAATACGATACAAGTAGGAGATGTAAGGGATTTGAATATAGAAGATCTTGGACACATAGATCTTATTTTAGCCGGCAGCCCATGTACGGATATGTCCTTTTCTGGAAAAAGAAAAGGGTTGTCTACCGTAGAAGGAATAGAAATCAAATCACTTAATGAGTATCTTGAACTAAAAAAACAAGGATTTGAGTTTGCCGGTCAGTCTTACTTATTCTGGGAGTTTATTCGTATTTTGAATGATGTAAGAAAAACTAATCCTGATGTATTATTTCTTCTTGAGAACGTTAAGATGGGAAAGAAATGGGAGCCGGTATTTGATGATGCTATAGGGTGTAAAGGCAATCATATTAATTCAGCACTTGTTTCCGCTCAAACCAGGAAACGTATTTATTGGACTAATATTCAAGGCGGCATTATCCCTCAACCTAAAGACGAAGGTTTGACTATAAGTGATATAGCGGAATATGAAGTAGATGAAAAATATTACTTATCTGAAAAAGTTTTAAACAATTTAGCTTTTCACTTAAAAAGAAATCACGACAAGGGAAATTATTATGGAGCTAATATTAAAACAAAAGATGAAAAATCCAATACTGTTACCGTAAAGGGTAAATACACGTACGATCTTATTTGTGTAGCAATGAGAGGTAGGAATCCAGAAAAACCTACATGTAGAGAATCTGGTCTTAAAACAGTTCAGATGATTGAATTTAAAAACGATGGAAAATCCAATTGTCTCACAACAGTTCAGAAAGATAATCTTATTTTCCAAATACCAAGAGGATTTAACAAAGGTGGATTTCATGAAGATAAGGCTCCAACATTATCTTGTAATTCATATGATAGAAACAATTTTATCATACAGAGAGCATTACATGGCGATTTCAGAATAAGAAGATTAACCCCTACAGAGTGCTCCAGGTTACAGACTGTACCAAATTGGTATAAATGGGAATGCAGCGAAACCCAACAGTACAAGATGTTAGGAAACGGGTGGACTATTAAAGTTATTGAACATATACTTAAAAGAATAAAATAATAATGATTAGAGCAAGATTTTACATTAAAAAATCCGACTGCGATAACGACTACCGTCCAGTCAAATGGCCTATAAAATATCCATATTGGTGTAGTGCAGAATCCAGTAATTCATTTGTATTGGTGGCGTATGCTGAAGATGAAGACAGCATAAAAGAACTGTGGCCGGAGGCGTATGATATTAATGTCTTAGAGAAAGATACCGAAATTAGATTCACATTAAGATTTCCTAAGCCGGAATGGTATGAATTGTACGAAAGGGAATTAGAAGAATGTGATAGATTTATATGGGTTACGGATGCGTGCCTGAGAGACGGTATAATAAGAAAAGTAAAAGCTAAAATAGAAGAGTACGGCGGTCTTTTGTTAGCCGACATTCCTGATAGGTTTACTCCTTATGAAATAGGAAGGGATGCTTTTGAGAGCAAAGAAGAAGCTTTAAAACATGCAGAGGAACAGAGAACGAATTTAATTAAGTCTCTTAGGTTACAAATACATGAACTTGAAAATCTAAAATTCGAATGCGATGATTAACTATGCAGCAAAAGCCAGAAAAGCTTATTTGATAAACAATTTCGATAAGATTCTTAACAGCCTCAACACGCTTCATTCAACGGTTGAAACCATGACGTTGTTCGTAAATGACCAGGCTTATAATTACATTCTTAAGCTAAAGGAAGTAATTAAAACCAGTCCTATGTATAAGCACAATATCAAGCGTCTTTTAAATGATATGGACAAAGAGATAAAGAAGTACAATGCTTCTATCTACTACATAAATAAAGAGCGTAGTGAGGTTATAGCTGATATAACACAAGCGATGGAAGATTACCTCATGCCATACATAGACGACCTGGCCGGCGCTATAAGGGCAGCCGTGTGGTCGAGGGGTGTATCCGAGGAGCGGACGGAGGTGGCGGTACTGTCCCTAATCGTATCCTCCTTGGCCACGACATCAGGCAGACTTATTTCAGGTGGATATCAGATTATGAAAGAAATGGGTGGAGGCTGGGGTGGTAATCCATTTACGTTTATGAGCATTGATAAGATAAGACACTTATCTACATCATTATCTGATGCTATTACCGGTGGAGAAATAGCTCTTGAAGAAAAAGAAGCCAATGACATAACTAAGGCAATGGATGTTTTTATTGAGAAAATGTCTGATTCAGATATCGTCGATAAAGTAATCAGCATACTCGAAGAGGCTGAGTCTAAAAATAAGGAGGAGCGATCATGAATTATTTGGATGGATATGTAGAAGAAGTTCTTTCCGAGCCGTACTATGATGATTACGGCTCTGGTATTTTTAGGTGGTGGGTGAAAGTGTCTTACGTTTGTGAAGGAATAGGAGCTGTCACTACCTTAATGTTTGATACGAGAGAAGAAGCGGAAGCTGTAAAACCAGGTTACAAATTTTTATGCTGAAAATAATATGAAGTATTTTATTTTATTGATGACATTAGTATTATCATCATGTTCAAATAATCATCAGGTTAATGACGGATGGGTTATATATGATCTACGTCCTTTACAGGATGGACGTGTGATATATTATGGTGAAGACGAAAGAGTTTCAATATTTAAAAATAATAGAATTATAAAATTCGTTGGATACCAAGGAGAATACAATATTGGTGATTCTATTAAAATCGTAAAAGTAAAGCAATATGAAAGATAATTTAAAACTCGTATGTCCAAAATGTGGCACCCCTCACCAGCCTCATTCTCCGCACACGTTGGATGCAGATGGATTTGAAAGGAGTGAGATAAGAACTGTCATGGAAGACATGGGATGGTGCTACGAATGCTCTTTTTGGCAAAACTTGTACGACAAGCACAAAGACGATCCTGGATGGGTTAGGATAGACGGTGTAAGCTGGGTGCTTAAGCCTATGGTGAAAAACGTACCAAACGGATGGAACAGCCTTGGATGCGGTGGAAGAAAAATGTATATCAATATCGAAGGGAAAGGCATTGTTGTATCAAATAACTGCTGGTGCCAAGGTGATGTTTCGGATGCATTTAAGGATCTGATGCCTGATAATGCCACTTGGGCCACGAAGGAGGAATTTGACAAAGCTCCTGTAGTAGGATACGTTATAGAAGGTGTTGGTTTGGTTTTCACAGATAGGGGAGGTCATGAAGTTAATGCTTAGAAACTTAGGTAATTATATACCTTTTTTTCATAACAAAAGAAACCGGTTCTCTATCATCTCTGACTGAGGACCGGTAAGAAAACAATTTCAGAAAAAATTAAACCTACATAATCTTTCAAGTAAGAACAAAAAACGTACAATCTACTCTTTGACGATGCTAATATAGCATATTGGAATCATACAAAAACAATGCAAGTCCGATATTCTTCGTCTATTTGTAACTAACATCATCGTCTCCTTCCGAATCAGGAGTGGCGCCAATGAAGAACATCATTGACTTGTTGTTCGTCTGCTGCCACCAATTATAGGCGCGCGCTACGTCTTCCGGCGTCTTGATATTATACCATTGTTTGATAAACGTCTGTTTGGCGAGTTGCCTAAATAACTTAGACTCTCCTTTGTATGTACCGGACGTCACCTTATCAAGTGAGTAGTTCCTAAGATCGGTAAGATCCTTAAGTTTCCGTCCCATAACAAACGGGTCGTTAATGATATCTACCACATTAAGCTCCATAATAAACGGCATCTGTGAAGCTATTTCATTTATGGTTCTGAATCCGACGTAGGATCCGAATTGAGTAAGCCAACTTTCCTCGTTTTCATCATCATCACGCCATCCGGCAAGAAGCATAGATACGGCCTGCATGATAAGGAACGTGCCGGCATAGACACTGAGGCGTTTGAGATTGGTTTTTTCTACCTCATTCATATTGTCTTTATTTTCGTTCCAGGCATCTATGATGTTTTTCATACCAGACTCGGAAGCTAAGCTAAATGTTTTGGCTATCATATTCTTTAACGTAATTGACAGTCCCTCCTCTTCTTGCATTGTCTGGAAATTGAAGCCACGACTCTTCCATAGACGCTGAGCAGCCAGCACCAACCATCCTCGGTGGGCGGTCATGAACCTCGCTATCCAGTTGCGTGATGCGGCAGTCCGATTTTCTTCATTCAAAGATCCGTTACATATTTGCGACAAGCTACGGACTTGATTTCGAGTTATAGCCATCTGGGTTTCAACTTCCTCAACAGTAACACCTGATCCGGGCTTTACAACCACCTTCCCATCCACGACATCTACCATACTCCATAAAGTACGATCTTTTAATGCATTCCATTCTCTTTTTATGGTACTCTGTTCTTTATTGCGTTCTTTTTCCATCTTGAAATCTTGGAACGTGTAGAACCGGCCTTTGTAATAACGAACATTGTCCATAGTAGCAATCATAACCTGCGGATCAAGAGGGTAGTTCAGGATTTCCATAAAAGCATACATAGGCGAACGCATTAAGGTCCTGGCCACTCTATTATATCCGGCACCATACATACGATTTCGGATATTGAATATCCCCATTCTCTCACCTATGACATATAATTTGCTTTTCCTATCTATGTCTCCGGTTTCTGCTATACAAGATGGCGCAAGACGTGAAAACTCAGCCGATGCGTATTTAAGGGAATTTTTACTTATATACTGTCCTACGGCAGATTCCATGATGAGGTTAATATGACCTGTTAAGGCGCCGGTAGCTGCCACAAACGGGGACAGCGCCAGGTTCATGACCGACATAAATCTTTCAACGGCCATCATTATCCTGGTAAGGTCTACTGTGTATCCACCGATGTTTACCGTCAGTTTTTTGGTGTTCATCCTAATGCCATAATAATGATCGTTGAAGAAGTCCCTGAACATCTGATATGCTTGGGTTGCTTCAGCCTTCTTACCGCCTTCAAATTGTTTATTCAGTAACATCTGCTCCAGTCCTTGGGCAAGCTCTATAGACTTCTGCTTTTCGTTGTATAACGATGACTGCATCATAAGCATCGAATAAGAATAGCCAAAATCGTGAGATACATCATCTTGGTTCTCCAATTCATATATGTAGTATTTAGGTATAGACCTAAGCCTGTCTTCCGGATCATACACTTCTCCTTGCCTGGTTTTGCCATATAGAGAATCGTCTACTCTGTCCAGGCACAGATCTGATACAAAATTACGAACCGTATTTTTGAAGTTAATACCCAATCCTTCTACACGTTCTATATCTTGTTTGGATATCTGTGGAATAGCATACAGGTTCGGGCTCTGCTCTTTATATAGATCAAGGGATTGTCTTTTTATTTCCTTGAGTTTTTGAATCATATTCCACTGCTCTACGTTTTTAGTAGCGACCTCATTACCATCAGCATCATACTTAATGCCGAAGTCATTGAAATATGATTCATCACGATACAGGCTCTTCTTGGGCATACGATGACCATACCCGTGGTCTTTTACATAATCAGGGTTACGACCGCTATTTTCGGCCTCGGATTCAGCCACCCACGCTCTTGCAGGGTCAAAAGACAGGTATGATATATCCATACTATAATCTTGTGTGGATGTCCCATTCTGTACGTCCTTAACCATCTGCGCTACATCTATCTCACCTCGACCGATTTTGTCGATCATAGCCGCATATCCAGTAGGCGCCATGCGTTTATAGTACGAAAAGACCTGGCTCCTGGCAAATTCATTAACGATATCGTTCACTTCAGCTACTCCGTTATCGTGTCCAAATATGTCAGACATCTTAGCTCTAACCGCATTCCTAAAATCTCTACGATCTAGCTTTTTATCTATTCCCAATTTTTCTGACAAGTAGTTGGTTTCAGAGACGGTAAACATATATCTGTTATCTTGAGCCATGAATAACTTATCTCTAAGAGCCTGAATCCTTTTGGCTTTTTTGGCAGTAGTATGACGCTGTGCAAACTGCCATTCAATTTCCTTAGAGTCAGCAAGAGCATTTAAATAAGACTGATTTACTTCGTTTTCAGCCTTACTGCTTTTAGTAAGGTATTTATCAATATCTTCAAGACCCACCATCTTAGCATAATCTATCAAAATAGCGTAATCGGCTTCAATAGCTTCAGATGCGGCCCTAAAAGCATCTCTTTCAGATGAGGTAAATGTCGCTTCATTAATTTCTCCGATATCAGCCACATCTCGGTTGTTGCCGATTATTTCCTTGATAATGGCCTTATTTTTTTCTATATCTTTTACAATCGAATCCACGTCAGTTGCATCTCTATCACTTGTCGTAGAACTAATGATATCATGCGCCATTTTAAGATATGAAGCCTTGTTATTTGATTCGGTACGCGCCGACTGTTCTGATTCTACATCATTCCAAAACCGATCGTTGAATGACAGGTGACCCCCCAACATAAGCGTCTTCAGCGCAGCTTCTCCTCCTGACTCGCTCTGGATCGTTCTTAATTTTTGCAAAAACGATTCTGATACGGCATTAGTGACATTATTTGATTCTTTTCTCCAAACTTCATTTATGGCTTGTATTTCTTTAGCCATCTTAAGTTGGTCGCCGGTTTTTTCAACACGTCTGGTCCCTACATATATGTATTCCGAAGCTGCTTCCTTACGTTGTTTACGAAGCAGTCCTTCTTCTTCGTAGTTACTACTCTTATAGTAAGCAACCTCATCAAAATTACCACCGCTATCAATAAAAGGCTGCCTCAATATCCGTTTTTGCCGGGAAAGAGCATTAAGATACTCTTTAGTTGTTTGAGAAACCGGATACCCTAATTCTTCTTCAGCCTTTTTGTATATGGATTCCATTCTTGTGGCATAACTTTCGCTAAATTCCAGTTCCGAATTTTCAGCATCCCACTTTTCCATCTGCTCTGTATAGATCTTTTCCTGCTCGATGGTAAAAATATCGGTATTAACCCTATCAGACGATGGTTTGAATTTAGCGTTTTCAGTAACCGTATTTCCATCCTTGTCAACTACTTCTCTTTTAAATACGTAATTACGGTTATTGTCAACCACATCACCAATTTCTTCTTCTGATATCTCTATGTTCATGGCAGTCGCAAACGCTCGCATCTGCGCCAGCTTCTTATTACGATCGTATTTAGCCATATCAAGAGCACTACGAAGGTAATTAGAAGTTTTGCCGTCTACTTTCTGAAGCAGTTTTTCAAATTCAGATTTGTTAAAACCATGCTTTTTCGCATATGCCAGGAAATCGGATATGGCGGGCTGGGCATTCACCATCGCATTGTAATTGTCTTTGGCAATCATAGCTCCAAGAGCGTTATTGAACGGACTGGAAGAATGCTCTAATATACCGAACCACCTACTTATCCAAGAAACATCGTGTTGAACCTTGTCGAAAAATTCTTTTACTCTCTTTACCTTATCTGCCGGCACATGAAGTTCGTTCATTAACTTATCAAGCAACGTACTTTCATCAAGGTCTTGTACTGATTTAATATCAGACTGAATACCATTGATGTCGGCAATGACGGTATTGATCCTATTTGTATAATCCTGCTTTTCACGTTCATCAAATTCGGTACTTCTGTTACGGATATATCCTCGAAGATCGTTCATGATCGGAAGAACCTGATTGTTGATAATATCTACGTTCTTTCGATCATTGGTATTGAAGTGAAGCTTACCGTCTTTGGTATCACCATGAAGGATGGTGTTCACCACATTGCTTAAGTATCTGACCTGAGCTTCGGCTGTAGAGATCATGCTGTTCATGGCAGCCGCCATCTCATTCTTGTCTATTTCGGTCTCTACCTTATTTATCTTATCTTCTATGGTCTTAAGCTGAGCAAGGGTCATAGACGTAGTTACAGCCCTATCAGAGCTTATCTGACGTAAGTCTCTTAATGTTTTCCTTAATGCCAGGATCTTAGACTCAAGAAACTTGTTCTTGTTCATAGAAGAAAGGGAGTATAATGTAAAGTCATTATCCTTTAACAGAGAGGTGTCAAATCCTTTATCTATGTCAGTAATGGCAAGATCACGAATGTTTTTAATAACGTTATTCAAATCTTGTCTTTGGGTTGATAAAGCTGATTTAAGCCAGCTTACGATTCCAGAGAAAAGCTGCCGGACGCGCCCCAGGAAGGAGGTGGGCTCTACCGGCGCCTGTGCTGTGCCGGTCTGCATCTCCCTGGCGAGGATCTTTCCAAGAATTTCTCTCCTAACAGCATTATCAAGTTCAGAGCCTTCATATACCTTACCGTATGTATTATAATACTGACCTGCATACTGATTCCATTCTTCAGTGCCTTCTACATCTTGCAAAACAGATTCAACAGCATTCTGATCTCTGTACGCCTCTACGAGAAAGTGTGCTGTTTCTTCTACTAAGTCAGACAAAGTAGCATCTTCACCGACTGCTATTACGTTATTGGCAATATCCGCCAATGCCTTAGCAGAAGGTTTGTGTCCGTATTTAGTTTGGTACTTCTCTATATAATCGGTCATGCCAACGACACTAACGCCCAGCGTTTTCAGTATCTCAACAATAGAATTTCGTTGATTACGTTCCTCTTGGCTATAATCCGATACTATCTTAGCTTTAGTATCAGCATAAAGATCATTGTCTTCTAATATAAATGAAACTACAAGCGCATCAAAGTGATCGTATTTAGCATCCAATTCATTGTATCTTCCAGACTTAAGATCGCTCTTTATCTGCTCCTTGCTAACTCTTTCTGTTCCTCCGGTGGCGAGTCTCATAGTTACCTTACTATTATCCAATGAATTTATGGTTATCATACCCTGGTCGTTCATGGAAACATCGGAACCAAAATGATTACGGAGCTCAGTGTAGGATAAGGCTGAATTGAAAAGTCTAATTTGTCCTGTATGTCCTTCTCCTGTAATATAATAGCTTCTTGTTTCCGGATCGAATATCTTGGATCCGGACAAAAGACCTTTCTTTATAAGGTAGTTAATTATACCACCTTTTGTTGATAAAGAAGTAGAAGCAGAAGCGGTCATGACCGGTATAAAAGACTTGGGATTATTAAGAACATACTTTCCAGCCTTGTAAGTAATGTCTGCCACGCCATCCACGGCAGATTCTTGAACGGTGCCGGATAAGAATCCTATTCTAATATCATTCCCTCCAGAGCGAAGAGCTTCTCCGTAATCTTCAAATAATTGACTACGATCGTTCATGAAAAACAAACGAGGCTCTCCAGTATGATACGTTACACCCACAGGATTAGAATCTGTCTGTGGTAACTCTTCTGGGCTAAATATCTTAAGACCGTCTTTTATAACCATATAATTAACACCCTTATCCTGTACCATAGATACGGGAGTGAAGTCCGAAGATATAGCATCTTGTAAATACTGCCCGGCGTCTATTCCAGGTCCTTCCGGTACGGAAATACTTGACGGAACCATAGCATCCACCAACATAATATTATCACCCAGATCTTGGCTGTAGAATCCAAAGCCCGATTCTCGGATTCCATAAGGTGCATCTGATTTTGACACAAGAATAGGGTTGCTCATCTTAGAAGCCTTATCCAGTACCCTTTCTCTATAAGCTTCCGGAATAAGATCAATGTTGGATTTAACCTTATTATAAGCCGGTTTGTTGATAGGCACTCTCTTTCTCCAGTCGCCAAAATCCTTTAAGAACTTATTAGAAAATACGGTTTTAAAAACAGTAGTAGCCCGTTCCCTGTTCTCCATAAGAGGAATAGATGCTATCTTATCAAACAACATAGACCTGTCCCCTGATCTGGTAGAGACAGAAACAACTTTCTTTTTATTATCTCTTTTAATAATACACGTTGATACCATGATAAAACATTTTTGTTATGAGACAAAGGTAGTTAAAAATAAAGCATATCATAAAAAATAAAGCCACCTAACTTCTCAGTCTGATGGCTTAAAAATAATATGAAAAAAAAATTATAATCTGACGAAAAATCGTCAAGTTCAGCTTATATGTAATGCATGTACCCATCTCGGTGTATAAACCTTCCCGATTCAAAGCGCTCAATATCTTCAGGGCAAATAGGGCCCGAATCCTCTCTCCTGGCTTCAAACCAAAGCCCCGGCTTACGAAGTCGGCAAGTTATGATATAATTGAAGCAATTGTGCGTAAAATGGAAAACAGATCCTACAGGGAAATACCTATCAGCTTGAAATACGATTCTTTTTCGTTTAGTATCAAACGTGATATCTCCTACTATCTTAGCCACGTAATAGCTTCTGCCATTTAACGTTTCATCTGTTTGTGGTATCCAATAATAACCTCTTGCCATGCCACAAATATATAAAAAAAGTCGGACAAGACACATGTCCGACTTTATATTACTTTGATTCGTTTTCAAACCGCTTTATAAGAGAAGCAATATCATCACCACAAATAAACATCATTCGACGTTCTTCTTTTGGTTTATGAGACACTGGAATGGTTTTGTTTATCTTAATCTGATTCGCCAGACCTCTGCCTAAACGAATATCAACTTTTTTACCTTTCATGAATTATTTGTTTAAACAGACCAATTCCATCTATTATAATATGACCGCTTTGCATACGACCATTATTAGGATTATGTAGAAAATTGAAACCACTTTCTTTTTCCTGTCTTTCAAAAGAACTGATATCCTTTCCTCTACGGGCTCTTTCAAAAGCTTTCTTGAACAACTTGCCTCTAAAGGTCTTGACGAGGATCTTGGTAGCGTTATTGCCGGCTTTTACCATTGCTTTCCTTGCCTGGTCCTCCGAGACAAAACTGCTTCGGAAAATATACGATGCTGCTGCTTGTATATCTTGTTTAGTAATCATATGACAAACATTTCTTTCAAGATACTATTTTGTATGCTATATATCAATTTCATCCCATCTCTATCATATACGTCAAAAAAGGATTCACTTAAGTTCTTTGGATTTACATTCAGTTGAATTATGCAATTACCGGTATAAACCTTAATTCCGTAATTATCAGAGTATATATCTTGCATAGTCTCAAATGTCTCAATTAAATTTTCAACAAGGACTCTGTTAAATGAAAAAGGTTCTTTACCATCACCTTTAAATGTGATATGATCTAAATCCCTGTTGTCAAATTCATAATTTAATTGATTGCCGTCCATCATATTATAAATGATTGACTTTCTGATTATAAATCCCATATTGTTTTATTTTTTAGTTAATACAAATCTTCTGAATACAACTGTTCTCTAATGGCATTCCTATCTACCACCATCTCCTGATTATTGTTTCTAACAAGTTCAGACGCTTCCTCTCTTGTTAAAAACCGATTCTTGCTTGTCAAAAATCCTTGAACACTGCGGTTTTTATGGGCTATACCGTATGCCGCAAGTTGAGATAGTATAGAGGGGTGTCTCAATCCACAGAACACGGTTCCGGATGGTATATTGGTGGGCTGATAGGGACGCTTCTTGCCGTCCTGCACCCAGATGGCAGCGCATATCACGATTTCTTTATTGCACATGACTATAAATTTAATATTCCGTTTTTACCAATATGTTTCTTTTCTTCTTCAGTAGGCCATTCTTTCTTGAACTTACCGTGCCACGTTCCAGGAACTACCACCACTTCGCCTCCCTTACTATATTCAATAGCGGCACATTCAGAACAAAGAGGCTTGCCTTCATATCCCTTTAGCGACTTATCGTAAATACGATTCTTACAAGGTCTTATAAGAGCCCAGTAATATGATGTGGCTGTATTATCTATACAGCCACATTTTGAACATACAAACAAACTCATCCCGCAATCTCCCAGTCATTAGACATAATATCATGTTCGGTTGGATTCCAATTTGATGCTACTTTTTGACCTGTATCTACCATCAATATATTTACGTCAAACATACAGATATACTTTTTACCCCAATCGATTCTTTTTATCTTACGACCTAATTTAAGCCGTTCTAAAGCCTGTTCGAATGTCATGCCACGACGAGGCAGTTTGAGATACTTTTTAAGTCTGTCGGCAGCTTCATTTGGTGTATGGCCATCGTATTCGAAAGCGGTTTCTCTTTCAGGAACATCAAACAAATCCCAGTATTTGCTTTCATAGTGATTAGATACCTGACCGGTAGGCAGGATCGCCATCACAATAAACCAATCATCAGAACCGAAGCATTTTTCTCCGTCGCTGTGTCTCCTTGATTTGCAAACTTCAACCTGTCCGCTTCTGGCTAATAGATTAAAGAAGGCAGCGTTATACAACATGCTATACCGATACAATTCATTGAAAGTGTGGTATCCGTCAGAGACTTCTCCCACGTCTACAGGCTTCTTGTTTTGAATACTACCCAAAATCTTCTCTACATAGAGCTGTATTTTATACAGACCCATTTCGGTGTGGCCGTATTTGTTCAAGATATTATTGACATCGTATTGTATATTAAAATCTTTTTCAAATTCTACTTCAGGATGATTAGGATAGAAGTAATCTACTGATGCTTCTAACACTGACTTTACGTGTTCTATTATCCTCGTAGCATCATCATGTTTAAAAAAATGCTTAAATCTTTCAACGAATTTAATATCTTCGTTGATTGCTGATTCGAACTCTTCTTTTGTCATTACTCTAACCACATCTTTAAAATCTTTTAATTCCATGATTTGTTTTAAATTAATTGTTACTATACTTTCTTTATCCTACAATACAAACCCCACAAAAACTCAGCGGAGAAACTATCCCATACATTATTCTTCTGCCAAAGTTCTACTTTGTTAACAAACCAAGACCATATGGGACCCTCATATGAAGAATCAGATGATGATCCCAATCCGATTTTCTCCATTTCATTCGCCACATCAGAATAAGGATCTAAATCGACTCCCCTAATCATGTTAATAATATCATCCTTGTCTAACGTGAATTGAAACCGCTCCTTGTTAGTAGGCGGATCTTGATTCAATTTACCAGTCGCAAGCCATTCTCCATCATGATACAATTCGGCAAGTTTCTTTACCTTATTTTTAAGAAAAGAATACTCTTGTGTGACTTCTATAAAATCAGCTTCGTTAGCTTTACCTTCTATGAAGATAACGGTTTTGCTTCCAAGTCTATGATCGTCTAAGCTTGCCGGGATTCCCAATATCGTCCATCCTTTAAACTCAGCTATCTTAAAACGCATAACGTCAAACACCTTATAGAAATCATCACAATCTACAGATTCTATTACCTTAATATCCTCTTCTGTGAATTTACCTCGTATTGGAATAACGTGATGACCGGGGCAGCCATCGGTTCCGAAATATGCGATTCTAACCACGATATTTACAATATTTTAATTTATTTTGCTAAAACATTCATATAACATGGCACATCTACCACATCTCTTCTACGAAGTCCCTTATCAAAATAGGAAACCATATAAGTATTTTTACCTTCGTGATCAGGTCTGGGATCAAAACATTCAAAAACGAATCTTGTTATACCTTCCAAATGACCAAGCATGAAAACAAATTCGCCACTGTATCTTTTATTAGCCAATTCTTCTACAGTCATAATCTGTCCCCTCCTAATCCTGAATTGATGCTAACATACTTAACACGGACATCATTTCCACGTCCAAGCTGACCCCAGCCGGGCGATGGCGTTCCCTTGGCCGGAGCAGGGACAGCCCTAAGCCGAGACCAGTCCTGCTTTTGCCTCATGGCTTCAGCCTCTTTGTAATACCGGTTACACAGTTCTTGATCCTCGTAACCAACGTAATCTTCCTTATTTTCCATATAGAATACTTTTTCAACAAAAGTACGACATTCATGAATTAATTAGATTTAAAATAAAACAATATGAATTAAAATAAAAACCCGATACGTTAAAATCGCATCGGGCCTGGTATTGAAAAAAATAGGTTCAGATCTTGGGTAAAGATTCGAGCCAATTTTTAACATCTTTATATTTAGGGTCTTTGTCTATTCTATCTTTCAGTTCATGCAATGCTGAGTCCATAACCGTATTCGGTACGCCAATCAACTCTCCTATTAAATACAATGGGGTTTTATTCGATTTAGATTCGTGTGCTATATTCATATCCCAAAAAAAGTTATGTGAAACAAACCGGCCACGGGTATTCTATTGCCCGCCGACCGGTATAATATTTTTATTCCTTTTTTTCCAAACGGGAAAAACGGGAATGCGGGAATCATATTTTTTACTATGGCTCCCGCACCACCGGAAGGACCTGGATCTGGATCTCAGGTCAGATCCTTCCAGTTTATTTTTTCGCCGAGGTAATCTTGCACGGCAAGCCATCTTATAAAGGCTACTCCTTCGGGAGCATCCGGATCATCCAAATACATTAACGTAGCTTTCACCAACTCGTTCTCACATTTGAAGACCTTCGGAAAACCATCCGAATAGTACATTGCAAAGACATATTGGACATCGCCCCATGTCGCTTTATCCGGCTTCTTCGCTCCGCACTTTTCAAAAATATCTTTTATTTCCGGCTGCTTCCAGATCCTCTTGGATCCATCGACGTTGACCATCTTCTTTACCGCCTCATCAGCGAGAGCATTAGAAAAATGGTAGCCGTAAGTATCTACATATTTCTGATAAGCTGGATCCTCTGCGTCTGCTCCTCAATAAGAACGACCTCTGCCACGTCCGCGACCTCTACGCATCTGAGGTCCGTCACCGTAGTATCTGTCGTCTCCATAGTAATCGGTCGGGTAGGATTCGTAACCCATCCTCCGGTATTCCCGGTCCTCCATTTCATGACGACGTTCGCGCTCTTCAAGCCTTCTTTCCCTTTCTTCCAGCTCGTTTTCGCGTTCTTCCATTTCCTTCATCTTCTCATGCATACCGTAATGGTCGTAAATACCACCACCGTACCCCATGTACGTCCCATCAGAACGCCGGCTTCTGCCTCTGCCTCCACCTCGTCTGTCTTCTATCTCGTCATATCCAGGATATTCTCTGTGTCCTGAATTTAAATCATATACTATCATATTACACTTATTTCAAACGTTCTACAATTAACTTCTTTAAATCTTCGAATGAATCAGTAAGGTCATTCACCTTATTTTCTATACCAGCTATTTTACGATCCTGCTCTCTCGTTTGTTTGAATGCCGGATTGATGTCTTCTAATATAGATTCACAAGCCTCTATCTTGGCACGATGGGCATCTACGCTGTTTATTATGTCTTGACTGGTGTTTTTTATAGCATTCAGTTCGTTCATAATCGGATCTATGCTGGTAGATAATGTTATGCCCATAGCCTTAGCCACATTCTGGGATTCCGGGACCGTATAGGTCTTGGTTTCGCCAGTGAGCTCTACCGTCAGATCCACCACGCGGGTCTGCATCGCCTGATACTGACCTGGCTGAGGAGGAAGATACCTGGGTTCGGATACGGCTACTACCTTTCCCAATTCGTATTTAGGTACTGTATTAGTATCAAGGGTATGTACCTGAAACCCTTTCTTCAAATCTGAAAACATGATCAAAATATTAGTTAGGTGAAAATAGGGTGATGATCTTCATCACCCTACTGAAATCATTTACCTGCTTTAACTTCAGACGCCTGGGCTGTTGTTGTCGGAACACAACAATCCATTAATCTTAACACGCCACGAACTTTATTGAAGTACAGAAGGCGTTCTGTGCCATTTACCATAGCAGCACCCGTGACAGCTACGTTAATAGGGTTCACGACATTCACTCCCGTAACCGGGCAACAGGTGTCGGCTCCTACTGTTGAAACTGTGCTGTTTGCCGGGACCGCAATCTGTACCGGTAGAGCACTTCCGGCTGTGGGGACTACTTGCCTTATCTTAAGAAGGATAAGACCCTCACACGGAAGGGCGATCCAAGCCCGTGGGTTAATACCGAAGACTGTATTTGTCGTACTGACAATAACATTCTTCGTAACCATCTCATACAACGATCCTATTTTAGAAACACAAGCCATATTAGCCTCCTTTCTTAATAAAATCAGACAGCAGCGTTGTTATTGCAACATCCGTTGTTACATCCGCATCCGTTATTACAGCAACCTCCTCCGAATACCTGTCCCCAAGTATAAGCCTGGTAAGGAGAACAAGAGGGGTAGGCCGGGACGGCCGTCGGGCGTAATTGACCAACGATATTCTGGGTTTGTTGCTGAGATAATGCCGAAGCTGTCAAAGCCGCTTTTTCTTCACGAAGTTGAGCAATAGTGTTCTGCATTTCCCTCATTTCCAACTGACAGAATTTGTCGTTGATCATAACGGTTTGGGCGTCAAGTTTCGCAGACAAGATATTGAATTGGCTTGTAGCTTGCTCACGATTGTTAGCCAGACCTTGGTTGAGACCGTTCTGCAAGACATTGGTTTGTTCCAACGTGCGAAGCTGGTTATCAAAACCTTGCTGAGTAATCATTCCCTGAGTCTGGCAAGTGCTTTGATTGATCAACGAACTCAGATTGCAGCAGCAAGAGCTGATTTGATTTCCTATTTCACAACCTTGTTGTTGAACTGCGTTGATAACAGCCTGAGAAGTCATACCTACCTGACCAGCTACTTTATCAATAGCACCCTGTACGTTGCAGATAGCGTTCTGAAGTTGAGTAGTAGAACAGTTCAAAGCAGAAGCAATCTGATCTATGGCGCTACGATTACCTTGAATTGCCTGCATCAAAAGTTCACGACCGTAATCGTTATTCAACTGAGCCGGCAAACCATTGGCACAACAATCACCGCCATTTCCAAAACCGTTACCGAAGCCGCGTCCACCCCACAGCCAGAACAAAACAATTATCCAGAGCCACCAACCGTTAGCCCCACCGAAACCGTCCTGGTTGTTACGACCGTTCATCAAAGCCGCCACCAGATTCGGATCCATTTTATTACCACCTATCAAATTAGCAAACATGCCGGGAATCATTGAAAGAAGACCGTTAGTGGCTGCACCACCACCGTTAGCCCCGGCTCCATCTAAAAGGACGATTTTATCACCACCCATAATTTTATAGTATTTAATTGTTAAACATATGTGCATGAAGCACGTAACAAAGATCATGATTGCAGGGTGGAATATGGGTGTGTTTATTTCCTATAGAAGAGAAGTATTTTCAGAAAAATAAGAAGAGATGAGTAAATATCACCATAGACTCATCTCTTAATCACTTTTTATTGTAATAAAATTCAAGCCATGTCACACAACTTGAATTTATATTTATCAATTATATCATTCAAATCGCAATCTGATAAGTTGAACCATTCTCTGTATATCCCTTTGATATCAAATCTTGCATGAAGCTCGCTCTCTATATCTTTATTCACATAAGCTATTAATGTTAAGTTATCTTCTACAATAGACAACCCAGATAGCCTTCTTTTTACATCAGAGCTTTTACCTATTTTATAAAAACCATTATTATTATTTCTTATTATATATGTAAAATATTTTATACATTTTTTATTATACCTATCGATAGATCTATGTATTATATCTAATACCCGATCGTCATTTTTAATATTACAACAATCAAATATATCATAAATAAAATCTTTAAATAAAGATCTATCACACTTCATATAGATGATACACAGAATCGATTTGGGGAATAAATAATAGTCATGCCTAAATACATGACTATTATTATCTATTATTTGTTCTCCATTATTATCATATCTATATGATATATAATCTATTCCATCCTTAAAATTAAAAGATGATATTACATCCTTAATCCAATGTTTAAAATCATACTTACATTCTAACAATTTATGAACATGTTTTGCGTCAATCATTTTTCTGTCGTTTATTAACACAAAAGGAATACAAGTATTATCCATAATAAAAAAAATAGGCCCAAAAGAGAATGTCAGATCCCACTATGACAAACCCTAATGAGCCAAAAATATCTTTCAACATCAAACAACCAGAGGTGGGATCTCGTTGTTCATTGTTTCTGGAACAAAGATAGGAACAGGATTTTAAATAACAAATATTTTAATACTTTTTAAAACAAACCAGGGCCCGCATCACTGCGAACCCTGATCTACACTAATCTAAACTAATACCATGAAAAACTTAAATCTAAAAACTAAAGAACACACAAATGTATGAAAATGTATGCTTTTCACAAAGAATCTGTATCCTGTTCTTTTGTGTGATTCAAGACATGGGATATAGTTCTGATACTTAATCCGGTTTGATTTTGTATCAGATTATAAATATAGGATTTTGAAACTACAGTTCTTAATTGACCTAAATCATTCATAATGTTTTTATACATAAGATGAATGCTGTTGTTACGTTTGATGGTACTGATTCTCATTTCCTACTGTTATTAGTTACGTTCGGTTCTTACTTTTTCCTTATTTCCATAATCCCTTCCTGAAACTAATATTGCAAACTTAACAAAAATAATTCATAAACAATGAAAATCTAACTTTTCTTGTATGTTATTGATATACGTGCATATATAAGAAAAGTGAGACTTTCACAAGCCTCACTTCCCAAATTATAACTATGAAAAAACTATATATATATACAAAAATTACCTGCATTCCAATTTGTTAAGATCATCCAATTCAGACTTGCTTACGGTCATGTCTTGCGTCAAGCCAGATCTGTTTTGGTATGGAGCGTAATCGGTTTCTACCGTCTTAGCCTTCTGAGTAGAATCGTATTTCACCTCCGATTCGGTTCCTGTCAGATTTTGGTAGATAGAGCCGGAACTACTTTCGCCGACTTTAGTAAACACTATATCCCCTATTCTGATAAAATTATCATACAAACCTTCTACGATAACATTATCATCCTGCTTAGTTATGTTATGATCCCGAACCTCATTTAAGAGATTAGGATGTTTCGTAAAAAGATCGTGATAGAAATCAGAACCGGCATATAACATATCATAATAATCCAAATAGAACAGATCTGTAAAAGAAGGATCGGTACTGCTCATGCTATACTCAAATAACTGCTCACGATCATTACCTGACAAAGATAGTTCAATTTGTTTTAACGTATCCGGATCTGAAACGGTAAGACCCAGTAAATGATCCGGTTTGAAATCAAGATACTTGTATGCCCCTTCATACACTTCTGTATTATGAAGCTTATTTTCAAGATAAGATTGGTATAAATCGAATAAGAGTAAAGGATTCTCTTTGTCCTGCTTTCTGTTTATGTATCGGCTAAACTCCCGTTCTTCATTAACATACGGGCTTCCGGGAACAACAAGATGACCGAATGCCAGTCTGGTAGCATTCATCTCTTCCGTATTCTGAGAATCGGTATAAGACAGGACGTATTTTTTAATAGAATCAGCAAGGGCCTTACTATCTACGTTTTTCACGCGGAGCTTATCTAAAACACCATCTTTAAAACAATATTCAGGATAGATACCAGGTGGGAAATAAGTTAGACTCTGCTTGGCAAGCTCGGCAGCCATATCGTACAAATCACTTAAATTATCTCTTTCTACCTTATGATATAGGTTTCCACCAAGATAAAGCAGAGAATGATTTTCAAATGCCGATACCGGATCTATGTCAGATTCCATATAAACGATATTCATATTATCCATATACTCTGGCAGAAACATAACACGGCTATCCCTGCTATCTCCAAGAACATCATCAATAGCAGAAGCTAAGGTAGGAGCATAAGTGTCATCGTTGTGCCTTGCTACATAAATATCGAGATCCAACATCAAGCTATCAATTTTATTCAGCGATTCTTCTGTTCCGTCGTATGCTTTAGACGCCCCTGCGATATCTATACCAAGACCCACACAAGCCTCTTCTACGTCCCATATCATACTTCTAAGGTCTTCTTCTGTATCAGCATTAACCCTATTTAGAAAGGCTGATATACGAGCCCGTAATGACTCAGCATTAATAGGGCTATAATAAGCATAATCTTGCAACTTTGACAATGACCGTCTCTTCCCTTCTACGATATTATTATCTTCTAAAGCCACAACCGGAACGATGTTCATATTCGAAAATTCGTTGAACATCGACAAGACAAAACTCTTATCCGACTGATATCTTTCAACTAACTCCGGATATGAATCAGATAAAGATTCGAAAGCAGCATCAAACTCTGAAGCAACACTAATACCTCCTACTGTATTTTTTATAGCCTCGTAAACTTCAGCCGGATTGTATGATGCTCTCTTTCCTAATTTATTGAAGACGCCATTTTTATACACAACAGGACCGTATGGTTTTTCTACGGTTGTGAAGTAAGACTCTTTCCCGAGATCGTGTTCGTTATTAGAATAGTCTAATAATAGCCTCATAAAAGAGCTGACCTCATTAAGTACAGAAGGATTATCTAATATCCTACTTATTTCCGTCTCATTATACAAACCGGATCTCCTTAGATTTTCTTCATTTAGGATAAGATTGCCATCCACATAAAAAGAGCTTCTAACTCTATTAATAAGAGATCGTATGCTATATATGGAATTGGATATCATAACATCTCTTACGTCCTTAACATCCTGAGCCGTTAAAGGATCGGAAAAATAAGCCTGACGCTTCATATACGACAGCACGTCTTCTAAAAGAGGTTCGCCATTGGGATCGGTATTAAACATCTCCCCTGGAGCCGGGTTATTCCAATGACCATAATACGACAAAAAATCAGAAGTGTAAGCCTTAGCCCATACCTGAAGAGCCCGCTCGCTATTTCCTAATAATTTTAAGGCACTTTCGTAAAGAACGGAAGGCTCACCGTTAGGAGCCTCGACCCGTTCTATTTTATTTTCCTTCTTTTCTATCTGACATTTGACACCCATAGTGATAAATATTTTGGACAAAGGTACTATAAAAAATATAAATTATGAAACTTCTATTTCATAATGCGAAGCCTCTGTCTCAACTATCAATCTTCCCTCTCCTTCGAACTCAACGCTATCATTTCCTGGACCAGTAACAAAAGGAAAATCAGATACGGATGTTACATAATCTCTATCACCACCAGAAAAAGACTGACTTTTGCTTTGTTTGTAATTGATAGTCAATTGTGTTTTACCTATCTGAAGAATCCCAGATAAATTTTTAATATAAGTGGTGGTAGTTGTAATATCCCCATTTTTATAGCAATACATTATAAAGGTAGTAACCGGACTCTTTTTTATATTACTATCCGGACCTGCATGATAAGATTCATTTCCTCCAAATATGCTATAAATGTGACAATAAGGACCGACTCTTTTACTTGAAGTTTTAGCCTTATCCTCGACTCCTTTCAAAGATATAGTAACCTTACTCTTGTATTCAATATCCTTCCAATTACAGACTCCTTCACTTACGTTTCCAACAAACCTGTCATCAACATAAACCTCTATATCCCCCTGCTGATTGGTCTTCAACTGATACTGAACAAGATTTGAAACATCTTCGTATCTCCTTCTCATACTCAACACTCCTTATTTAACTCATTTATCGAATCCGAATTATCAGAACCTTCTACGAGATTCTTATTCCTATCTATCTCTTCCTGGCTCATATTACTCATCATATTTTGTATTTTTCTACCAGATTGAGATAAAGAGCGGATGAATGCACTGGAACTTATCTTAACTCCAAGATCCGGTTTTGCCCTAAACGCTTCACCGGTACTGATATTATACAAATCATACACACCTGAGTTCATATAGAATTTATATATCCAGTTTCCACCAGCTTTTTTGTACCCTAATTTGGTTAACTCGACTACACTCATACCAAATTTAATGCCATTACGACCCATTATCTTCTCTGGTATAGGTTCTACCTTAGCCGGAACAGATGTATATGCTTCATCACCGCCGTACAGGAAATAAGGAGATGTTACCCTTGATATGTGAGTAAGCGGTTCTTCGGATATACGAGGTTCGTCTTTTTCTATTTCTCCTTTTGTAGATCCAGGTAATTCGACATTTCCTTCAACTTCGACATTTGTTCTGGATTGTCCTTTGCCTTCTCCATCTCCCTTTTTATCGCCATCTTCCTCAGTGCGTACTGCACCGCCTTCTGCACTTCCTTCTTTTCCATCATTTAAAATATTATCTGATTCTGACTCTATAGACTCCACGACAGCATCATACTCTGGTATGCCGCTAAGGAAATCTGCTACGTTATTCAAAAACTCTATTTTTTCCTCGTTTGTCATATCAAGGCTTTCCACGGGCCTCCATATGGCAGGCAAGTTGTTTGATTTTATTGCAGTAGAAACATCTTCTACAGTTTTATTATCCACCGTAGGCAAAACTTTAGAAACCAAACTATTGATATCAGATTCCATTTTTTCTACTTCCTCTTTTGTGCCATATTCTTTTAGGGTATCCATGCCATTGACTCTAAGAGAATAATTTAAAGCCTTACTTGGAACAAAATTAATATATTTCAAAAAGTTTTTCAACTCTGATATAATTTGTTCGTCAGATCTTGGACCAACATAATCAACCACCACCTGATCTGTTTGAGAACGAAGCCAAGAAACATATTCTTCTAAGGTCTTACCTCCCTTTTTAGAAGGAGTGGATATTTTATCACCTACTGTTCCTTTAGGTTCTAATCCCATTTCTTCCTTAAGGCTTTTAGGATTACCTCTCTCACGAAGAAACCTCAAATCACCTCCTACAATCTTCCTTGCTATAAAATCAAAAATATTAGCATAAGACGGCAATCCTTCTTTTTCTATATGAGATTCTATTTCGTTTAACATAAGAGAGAAGTTTTTCCTGGAGGTACGCTTCTTGCCAGGTAAAGACTGCGTAGCTTGTGCCGCAGGAGCCGGCTGGGCTGGTGGCGCCGGCCGAGTCCCCCGGACAGGGTCTTCCTCTGGCATTTCATCTTCGTAAATATCCACATCTTCCTTGGAAGTAACGGTCTTACCCTCATCGGAGAAAGGGAGATCATCTTCTATAAGTGATTTAGGTCTGGAAGATGATTTACCAAACTGAATCCTGATCTTAGGAGCGACAAACATCTCACCTTCGAAATCTATTCCAGATTCTACTTCAGACGTCACAATGTCTTTCACATTCCTGCTTTCATCTTCTACCCACTTAACAACATCAGGAACCGTAGATAATTTTTCTATAGCCTCACGAGCTTTTCTAAGCCCTGAAATAGGATTCAAATACGATACTTGATACGAAGCCGGATCAAGACCTAACTTGGTTAGATACGCATTAAGATCTTGTATGTCATCTTGACCCATCTGTAGCAATTCAGAATCACCAGATTCAAGCAGCATATCTATAAAAGACATCCATTTCTGCCCTTCCTCTGATTCTACAGAACGTAGGCTAACTGGGAAAAGATAATTAAGACCGTTTTTACCTTTGATGACGACTACCGGAACTCTTACATTTTTGTAATTATTCCCCTTGTCATTTAATATAGAATAAGCAAATGGGAAGCCTGTGTATTTAGATCCGTTCTTAAGCACGACTTTGCCATTTAATACATATCCAACATCAGATACTTTTTCAGCACCTTTTTCGGTAATAGGGAGATTTTCTATCTGGCCATATCCTTGACCGTTCACCTTCATGTTAAACACCGGTCTTCCGGGAAGGGTCTGGGCAACAACATGCGTGCCGACGCCGATGGTAGCCGACCGGCCGGCGTCCTTCTTCCACTTGTTAAAAGCCGTTCTTCTTATTTTACTTATACCATCTATGCCTCCTGTATCAGCTTTTACAACAGAAACGAATCTGTTCCCACTCATGACCTTGATAACCATATTGGACACCAGTTTATTCTCAGCAGATTCTATTCTTTTTTTATCGCCGGACTGAACAGCATCATTGTATTCGGCAAAAAGAGACTGATTATAAGTATCATTTACATCTATTTCGAGATTAACCTTATCTCCTTTTTTCAAAGAAGATAATGCTTCCTGATCTATTTTATCTACCTCATTCTCTCCGAATCCGACACCCGTTCTGTACGGAACCAATTCATCTGAATCAAGACGCTTATAAACCAAAGAATAGGAATTACCCACGTCCTGAATAGACACGTCTGTGTAACGGTTAAGAACACGAGCCGATTCTTTGTCTATAGACCATCTCGCATGATAAGGCAGTTCAATTATAGTAGCCGTTTCTCCACCTATGTTAAGAGAATACCTTTTAGTACCATTAGCGTTCGTTTCAGAGCTTATTTGAATAGGAACCAATGATTTTATAGAAGATATAAATTTATCGGCTCTAAGACCCGCAATTTCATACCTTTCGTTGCCATCGTTGGATATTCTTCTAACCATCAACGTCTCTGGATTTTGGGCACTATCTATGTTAGCTCCAGGCGTATTATCGGATTCATCTAACTCATTTACAAGAGAATCTATATTGGTATCATCCTCCCCAAAATTACTTAACGTAGATTCGGAAATACGACCTTTATCAATAATCCTGTTTTGTTCAATATAAGGAAGGAGATCTGTGATGTTTCCAACCTGGCCAAGATCTTCTATGGTAAATACAGAATCGGCAAGCTTATCTTCGTCAACCTTCTCCCCTTTATCCCGTCTGTTCATTATATCAACATACGAAGAAATAGCATCATCAAGTTCCTTCCTTTGATCTGGTTCCAAATTGGATTTAGCCATATCAATAATAGCTTTATTATCCTCATACACAGATCGATGTTCAGTAAGTCTCCTAACTTTATCTGATAAATCTTTTATCATCTTAGCCGGACTATCACCAAGATTTGATATATAATCATCAATATCCTGTTTATACTTTTCATATATCTCCTTCTCCCTTGGAGATAAAAGATCTTGATTACCTGTATATATCTTATCTACGATACGTTCTTTAACCTCTATAGGTGCAGACAAAAGATCTTCCATTGCCGACTCATAATCAAAATCAGACAATATATCTTCTTTCGGCTTCTGAGTTATACCATCGTTTAGATGACCAAATACTTTCATGGTAAATGCTTCATCTGAATTTATTTCTCCATTATTCAGAAGCTCATCTATTTTTTCATCCAAACTGATATTATTACCCTCTGTCTGGTAAAAACGATCACTTTCTATAGATTTAGTATTAGAAGATACCATATCATTTAAGAACTTAGAAAATAAAGAAAAATCATGTCTCATGAATTTCTTATCCTGTATGGAGTTCATAAATGACCGTAAAACCTTATATTGGGTAATGGCTTTCTGGTATTTCACCACCATATTTCTTAAATCCTCTGCTTCTTTCTTCCCTTTATTATTCTCAATATAAGTACTTAAAGAAGCTACAGAGTCATAAGCTTTCAATATATCTTCAGCAGTTATTGTTTCGGATTTAAACAACTCAAGAGCTAATACTCCAGGATCAAAAGAATAAAATACTTCTTTATAACTACTAAGAAGATCTTCTGACAACCTTCTATATTCCTTATTAAGATTATCGTATTTAATAGTTTTTTGTTTTATAGCCTCTGCTTCGGTATCATTGCCATCCTCTACTCTTCTCGGAGTTGTAGCCAACCTCTCTATTTCAGCATTCAGATCATTGATCTCATTACGCAATTCCCTTAACTGATTAACTGTATCAAAAGCTTGACTTGATAATGAATAAAACGTATTTATATCATCAAACAAATTATTGTCATTTACATAATCAGCAATATCATTTGATGCTTCCATTGCTATATCTTCTGCATCCAACCCCTTAAACACAGCATTAGCAACATTAGATCGATAAAGATCAGATGAAGTCTCAGCAGTAATAGCCTCAGCAAAAGAAGAAGCTTTTTTATAATTGGCTAACTTCTTATCAAAATCTTTTATAATATCTTCCTTGTATTTTTTAACAGTTTCTTCATCTACTTTCATTTCAGAAGCCAACTCATTTTCGTCAAGGCTTTTAACCATTGACCTGAAATTGTTAGCCGTATCCTCTAACATTCCCATTCTGTCAGATAATTCAAATTTAGAATAATAATCTGATTCAGGATCATTCATTTGAGCATTAAATTCGGCTAAATTTCGCATAGAGTCTTTTACGGATTGAGAAGTAAAAGCATTATTACTATTAAATTTCTCAACATCAGTATTAATAGTACGCTCTTTATTTCTCCTTTCATATAAACCAAAAGCACCATTTCTGGCTCCAAATAAACCACCAATCAGGGCTCCTATGCCAATCTCTTTCAATCCTTCTTTGGTTGTAAATTGTTCAGCTATGGCCTTAGAAAAAGAATCAACTATAGAAGACGTAGCATCAAGATACGTCTTATCATATCTTGATCTAATAAAATCTTCTCCCATGCGCTGAGCAACACCTTGCATGCCTTCCTCCCATACACCTTCAGATATGGGTCTTTTAGATACATTCCAAATAGTAGCTAAGGATTTCTGGAATAAATTTGCTTTTACCGTCTGTAATCTTCCAGCATCACCCGCTACCTTCTTAGTCCCTAATCCAAACAAATAGCGATCTACAAAACTCTTTGATCCCCTATATGTGTTTGATACACCCTTTAATCCAGGTATGTATTTAGAAGCAAAACCAGTGTCTACTCCAAGATATTTTCCCAGAAGAAGATAATTGGATAATCCAACTATACCCATATTAGCTAAAAATATGCTGTTTGCCGTATCGGAAATAGAACTCTTAAATTCAGCCATCTCAGACTGATTAGGATTCCGACCATACATATTTTTAAAATATTCCTTGTATTTACTTTCAGAGTCTTTCATAAAGGACTGAGCCTCCACGGCAGACTCCCAGCCGGCGCCCACAAACGTATTTACTCCTACCTTGGCCATATTGCCTATGGCCCTGCCGTACATCGCTCCTGCCCTATACGCTCCAAAAGCAGATTTTACAGCACTTGCCGCAATCTTAGACGCCGCCATCTTTCCGGCCACCCTCATCCCTACTTTAGCACCAACAGCTCCAAGACTTGACACACCCATCCCACCTGTAAGGTAGGCAGACAAAATAGCTCCTGTCGTAAACGATAGACCATTTCCAATAACATCATTAAAAATAAAATTTGCAGTTCCAAGACTCTGCAAAAATCCCATATCACGTTCTTCTCTTGTATAATAATGAGGAAGAGAGTGGTTTATTCTTTCATCTATATCATTTATGGTTCGTGTAAAATCATTGTCAAATGCAGAAGATAACGTACCAGTCTTTATAAGATTATACGCAGCCGGGATAATACCTACTACTCCTGATACACCATATAATGCTGTTTTTGTGACAAGCTTCCCTATGCCATTAACAGCCTTATTCCAAGTAGTTTGACTTCTTCCGTAATAATCTTCATTATCCCTTCCTGGCATATAACTTTTAAACTTTGCAAGACCGATGTTCCCATCGGATAAAAAGTCATATGCTTCATCTAACTTAATAGTTCTTCCTTTACCAAATACACCAAAATCAGCAGCAGATGACTGTTGATTACCAGCTATAACCTCACCATAAGACGTTTGTTTACCAGAATAAGTATTCCTTGATTTATCTTGAATAGATTTTATCATGGAATTTAACTTATTATAAGACTCCTCTTTCTTCTTTCTTGGATCATCTCCACCATTCAGAGCCGATTTTAGTCCAGAAAAAGATGTGTCTACATCAAAAGAAGTATCTATTCCGCTAATATCATATCCTTTTTCTGAATCATCATCAGGATTTATGGCTGATACCGGGGGAGTATATGAACCTACTTTCATCCTCTCCATCTCTCTTTTTGCTCCCTCAATAAGAGAAGATTCTTCTTCATATCGCGTAGGAACTCCGGCATTATACCCTCTCAATCCAGTAGATGGTAAGAAACCTGATTTCTCTACCAATGTCTGTTCCTTATTTTCCATATATTATTCCCTATTTACACTATTCAACAACTTCATCAACTTGCCGTTTTTATTCAAAGACGTAGGCAAATTACCTCCTTCTTTTGCTGCCACCATATCCTTAATCTCTTCTGTTATGGCTGCCACAACAAAATCAACTATTTTTTTCTGAGGCGCAACAGCAAGTTCTTTAGACACATTATCCGCAAACCATACATTAGGAGTATCAAACGAATCTATTAACTCAGGTTTACCATTCTCCATAAGATAAAGCCTTGTCTCATATCCATAACCGTAACTTGTCTTAGGATCATAACCTTCAACCTTTACACCAAGCTTTCCACTGTTATCCAATATATCTTTAGCTGCATTAAGAAGCCAAACCTTTTGTTCTGGCATATCATCTAAATTATTACCAGATTCATTTATCATATCCGATAACACTTTCATCATTGAAGATACAGAAGCATAAGCGGGTGATATATCTGAATTTTCAAGCATCTTCGGATACCACATATTGGTATCACTTCCAAATGTAGGTCTTATAATACCACTTTCATATCCACCTATATCGACGGAAGGAGTATTAATACCAGGATCTATGCCATTATTTATCAACTCTGTTTCAGATACCTCAACAATATCTATTTCCTCTCTTTCACCAGTATGATTAGCAACCAAACTGTAAGTCTTCTCTCCATTGTCGGCTATTCCCGATTCTGTCAAAGAAAATGATTCAATAGTTGCCGATGATGATTTCGATTTACCAACAGGATGCTCTGCCATTTTCTTAGTAAATAGATCCCTGAGAACCCCCATCTCTCTATAACCAGCCTCCTTGGAGGTTAATTTGGTTGAATACGTTACTGTGTTAGGTGAATACAGTTCGAGATATTCTTTACGTGTCTCATTTATACCATCATCTTGAACCTTAGTTATTTGATCAGCTATATTAATATCACTTACTGCATAGTTTCCAACGCCCTCCATTCCACTAATAGAATACAGTGCATTAAAAAACACCTTTTCTTCACCATCCGAGAAACTATTTTTTACATCATCGTATTTTTTTAAGAAATACCTGCCACTTTTGCTATCCCTCTCAAATACTTTAGATAAATCAATGCCATCATTTTTCACCCTCTTTCTTATAGTAGCTATATCAGCAGGCGAGAATCCTTTTTCATAATATCTTACTCCAGATTCTACATCGCCGACTGTACCTCTATTTTTTCTTAAAATATCATTAAGGGATAACGCTGTAGCATAGGCTATATATTCTTCGGGTTTACCTCCTTCCTTCTGCGCGATCGCATTTGCTATTTCAGATACAATATTATCATAAATCTTATTCTCCTTCTTAATTCTATCATTCTCTATATCCATCTTGTCTACAGCGCTATTAAGCTGCATATAAGCATCTGTGGCAGCTTTTCTCTCTGCCATAGGTAGCTTATCAAACATATCATTAGAAAGACCTCCATTGTCCTTTATATACTTAAGAAGTTTTTCTTCATCCATAAGATACTTGTATCCTGATGTTTCATCCGTCATATTTCTTGATATGGCAGCTTGAATATTTTTCATGTTTTCAGCACCAAGGGCCGTAGATAGTCTACTTCCGGATGTTACAAGATCTGTATATGCCTTATTAAACTTCTTATGAGTTTCTTCTGATATGCTAATATTTTTAGTTTCGATAGGATTAGCTGAAATAGTTCCACCAGAGTTTGTGCCAACGCCCACCTGCATGGCTCGGCTTCCAGCTCTGCCGCCTGCCGCTCCTGCACCAGAGGACATAAGTTTTGCTATTCTGGCTTCATTAAGCCTATTCTGCATCTTCAGACGTTCTTCGTCTAATCCAAATCTGGCTTCATCCTTATTCTTACCATATTCAAACTCTGCAATATCCCTATTTCTTTCATATTCAAATTCTATCTTCCATTTTTCGAAATTCAAATTAGCTAATCTTTCCCTCTGATTATATTCTTTGGTTTTCCAGTAAAGCTCGTCGGCTTTGATTATGAAAGACGAATTATCATAAGCATATGAAGCAGCAGCATTATTAATAAAATTATTTTCAATAACCTTCATCGCTCCAAGATACGGATCGTAAGTCCTTTCATCCATTCTGCTAAATTCAGATTTCATGGAAGCTATTTCAGATTTGGCTCTCTTTATTTCATTTTCAACCATTTCTTTCTTTGCAGGATCAGAACCCAAACCGGAAAGATCGGCAGTAAGAGCATCAACATACCTCTGCTTATCACTTATCTGCTTATTCATAAAACCAAGAACAGAATCATACGAATATAAAGAGGGATTAGAGTCTACCATGTAAATAGCCTCCACCTGCATCTGCTGCCTTGCTTTATCTGATAACCCTGACAATGCGAAAGAAGCTATCTGTTCAGGAGTAAGCATATCCTTAGTTACTTCTTGTACTGCCCCGGTAGGATGACCATCCTTGTCAAGAATAGGAATCTGAACTTTAGCTCCTTTATGAAGCTTGCTTATAAAATCTATCCTATCTTTTAATTCCTTATTATAATCAGTATAAGGAGTATATTGAAGAGGAGCAAGACGGGAACCAGCCTTTCCATCATTCACCCATTCATTATACGGCTTTAAAGCCGCATAAGCATTCGCAGCAGAATAAAGTTCTGGATTATTTATTTGTAAATCAGATAGCATTTTATGCATTCTCCTGCCTTCTTTTGTGCCGGCAATCGCGTTAATGACCGTATCATCCAACACTGAACTGATCTCTCCTTGTATAGCTCTCGTAACACCATCAGAAGAAAGATCCACGCCTTTGAATTTTTGATTGATGTTAGCAATCACACCTGACATCTTATCTTCCATATAAGCGCGGGCTTCAGGCTTATCTATCTCTTGACCCATAAGATAATCTACCTGGGTATAGATCTTTTCACGAGCAGCATCAACCTTCTGCTGTTTGTACATCATGACGTCCTTAACAAGATCTATGTTGTAAGGACTAACATACGGGGCATATTGCCTTAAAATACTATACTGTGAAGCCACTATTTGGTCCTCCTTCTTCTTTTATTTTCGTCATCTTCTTCATTTAAACTTCTCAAGTAAGGTGTAGAATAATCACCCATATTCATCACATCCTGATTACCTTGAACGTAAATAATTTGGCCACTTGGAAGCATTCTCATATTCGGAGCTATGGAAGCTATGGTATTCAACGATGTACGAACATTGAACTTATTCTGTATTTCGCTGTTTATGCTATCATAATAACGAGCAAGATTTTCATCCCTTATAGCCATAGCCTTCAATAACCCAGATTCATAACGTTGCCTTTCCGCTATGTTCTTATCGTCTGTCTGAACATAAGCCATTTCATTGAATCTATCAGCTTCGTTTATTTGCCTTGCATTATTGAAATTTACTTCGTTAATGTACTTGGCTATATTGCTTCCGGCTATGGCGTTCATATTAGCCAGAATAGCGGAGCGCTGGGAGTCGGGCACGTCACCTACTGCGTCCAACTGAGCCGATGTAGCGCGGTTGAGCTCGTTGATATACTGATCAGCAGATTGAAGAACCGGGTCTATTCTCGGAGCCTGATGCCTTTCCAGACCTTCTATCTCCAAGCCTGTATCGAGCGTTCTCAGCATCTCCGGGAAAATAGGACCGAACGCCGCCGGTCTGCCCTGTCCTTTAGGTCCGTTGTCTTCAACCACCTCCTCTGTATCGGTGTCGGTTGCAGTCGTAGGCGTACTTGCTTTCGGTTTTACCTCTATCCTTCCAGTAGATCCAATCTTAGGCGGTGTAAGGCCTGGTGCTATGGGACCGGCCTCAATAGGCTTCATTTCTGGTTTAACAGACTCAAGAACGAAGTCTATTTCCGGCATTAACCCACTATCTCTTAAAGCAACAAACTTATTATAATCGGAGCCCAGAATCTTCTTAGCGGCATCAGATTTATCACCAAATAAGTCAACATAATTCTTTATCCCTTTTTCGTTTAACAATCTTTTTTGCTCTGCCGAAACAACGTCCAACCCATAATAAGAACGAGTAGCTGTTGTCTGACCAAACTTATCATCTACGGCAAATGAATTATAAGCCTGATTCCCTCCGTAGCTTCCGGCGTCCTGGCCCCAGAATCCGTATTCATCTCTGAATTTCTTGGCTGCATCAGCATTCGTAATAGCGCCTACATCAGCTAACGCCCACAATGCATTTAATTGCCTGTTGTATCCTTTCTGGAAACCTTCTGTATCAAAATCACCATCCGTATTGTACTTGTTAGCCCATCGGTTTATGTCGAGCAAATTAGATACCGCCTTATCATTTACCCTGCCGTATCCTAAATTGCTTCTATGTTGGAGATTCTGGTTGGCATTGACACTGGAATCAGGATTAAGAATCTGCTCACGACCACTAACATCAGATACAGTCATATTAAGAGTTCGTCCAAATAACTGATTAATAAGCTTATTGTAGCCGATAGCATTCTTTCTAAGTTCCTCCAGCTCCTTCTGAGTAGGTCCACCTTCAGCCATTTTTCTGGTTTGCTTAACATACTCGTCATATATCCAGTTCTTAGCATCTGATTCTGCAATATTAAAAGCCTTAGCTTGTTTCTTTACCTGATTCAGATCAACAACCCCGCCATCCCTGAAAAAAGCATCCATCCTCTCGTTACGCTTAGATTCTTCCTGTTTGCCATAAACGATTTCAGCGAAAGAACGAAATTGTGCTTCAAGCTCGTCTATCTCTTTCTGGTTTTCATTGACGTACTTGGAAAGAATAGAAGCATTAAGATTAGATGTGTTTTTGTCTTTTACATCTTCATTTTTCTCTAATCTCTTATATACACGCTCCTGATCTTCGTACTTATCAGACAAACCTATCTTCTTCTTATATCGATCAAGGAGTGTAGCATACGTATCTTTTGACGTTGCCTTAATACCATAATTTTCTCTAACGTAAGAGGCAAACTCATCATCTATCTTACGATAATCGGAAACAATATAAGCCTCTGGCAAATCAACCGGAGTGCCACCATTTTCATGTCTGTTTCCTTTGGCTTCCATAGGCCCTACGGAGTCAGGAGTCAGCACGTACTCGCCTTTCTCTATCTCTACATTCGCAGCATCTTCCATAGACTTGGGAAGAGGATAAATATATTCGCCGGTCATATCAGACGTATCCATCTTCTGACCGTTACCTAAATTCACGCCACCACCTTCACGTTCCCACTTGATGAATTGCTGACGACGCTCCTTGGCAAGTTTTTCCCTCGCTGCCTGCTCGTCTCTGCTGGCTGCATACGCAGCAGATGAAGCTCCCATGATATTACGGGTAAGACCTAATCCTAAACTAACACCAGACAAGGCAGCTTGAGCCACATTAGCACCGACCTTATTACCGGCTCTTATCCGACCAAGACTTGTACCGAACATTTGAGCTCTGCCGGTTAGATCGGGTGAATAATATGGGGTAGTCATAGGATCCAGAGGATTACCATCTTGGGAACGTTTTTCTTTAGAGGAATCAGAATCAACACCACCTAAATTCATTGCATTATCAACGACTGATTTCTCTACGTTTTTAACCATGCCCCTATTATCAGCGAGATATCCTGCATATCCTGCATCATGATTTTCAAAAAACGGATCGGATGTAGGCATACTACTAAATGGATTTATCTCCCCCTCCTCTGTTTCTAAAGTCACATCAGAAGGCATATATATATTCTGAATATCAGATTCACCCCATTTATTAACAGACGTTCCATAATCAAGAATAGGCTGAGTAGAGGATACATTAATATCCTGTTTCTTATCCTGAACACTACCGCCAGGAGCGAATATCGGACGATTTTTTATGATTCGTAATTTCATACTATCTTTTTTCACAAAGATAAGAGAAACGAACGAGAAAATCCAACGTTATGGGATACGTTTAAAAATCAATCATGTACGGCAGACAAACCGCCCGAATCAGGGTCGTACTTAAGACCGCATGCCCGGCGATAGTTCTTAAGCGCTCTCTTGTACAAAAACAGCACTGTCTTGGAAACTATTTTCTTCATAGATTTGGTTAAAACCTCTTCTGTTGAAACAGACATCAGACAGCTATTCAAGAACGACCTGACATTAGAACCGAACAAGATCTTCACCATTTTTCTAAACGTTCTAAAAAGATATGATGCAGAAAGAGACTTTAACCCATTGCGAACCAGTCTCTTATTCAAATACGAAACAGCCTTTTCAGATAGACAGAGCCTATTCTTTCCTTCGCTATCTACCTCTGATGAAAACCACGAATATAAAGTGGTAGGATGTTTCTTAAGGTGATTGATGAAGGAAGTCATTATCCCTTCTTTTAAAGCCCTTTTGTGGGCTACGCATGCAGCAATCTTCTCTTCTCTTTTTAAAGAGCTGTCAAGGCATCTAAACACCGTCCTATCGTCTCCGATGAAATACTGAGGACGTTCTTCCTTGAACTTAGCCCTATAAGCAGCATATCCTTCCTTACGAAGCATATCTATCTGAGACCGGATATAGAACCTTACACACTTTTCTTCAGCCTCTTGCACGCTTTTAAGATAAGGAACTGACTTTCTCCCATATCGAAGATAATCATAAACCATAGCCTCAATAAAGTCATTGTACGGAAAGAATCTTCCAAATCCAAAGTTCCAAACTATGAAACATCGCACTCTATCTTTCCAGTAATCAGATATGAGAAAATTACTACAATATCTCAACTTCCTGTTTTTCTGATAGAAATGATGAGTATGTTTGTCATAAAATAGATTAAAATATCTCAAATTGCCTAAACACTGACCGGCTGGACGGCGTACTACATTGTACCCTAAGTTGCTGAAGCTATTGTATATAACTTCTATCGGAGAGACCTGCTCTTTCTTGAAGAGCTTGTCGTGTAACTTGTGAGGATTCATTATTTCAGTTATTTTTGTCTCCATATTGTTTTTGTTGTTTAGTGCAAATATATGATTTTATATAAAAAGAAGAAAATGCACTGCCTTGTATCCGGTTTGAGAGAAATAGGATACAAGGTTTTTTGTTTTATGACGGTTTGGATAAGAGACGGGAAAACGACTCTGAACGTAACCGCCTGACCGTCAGGGGTGGGACAACAAATCTTGAATTAAAACTACGCCTATGAATAGTCTCCGTTTTCCTTAATATTAAGACCATTTTCAATGATCTTACTCATTATATTATTTATATTATTTTATATACTTTACAATTTATTCATATAATTGTTTACAGTGAATGAACTTAACGACCGAAGGGAGTTAAGTGAGTGAACGGATTGACAAATTACTTTTTCCGTCTATTGTATTGTTTGCCTAATTGTGTTAAAGGATTGAGTATCGTGACCGAAGGGAACGATGCGAAAGAACTTATAATATTTAAAAACGACTGAACCTATCGACTGAAGGGAGATAGGTGATGGAGTGACGTTAATAATTATATTAGATAGCCAGTGGAGAATTAGGCAGGCTGGTAGGCGAGACGAGCGCCCATGCCCGTCAGGACAGTGAAAGTACGTAGGTCTGTTCCGTCCAACCAAGGCGATGATAGTTCCATCCTTCACGAAATCGCACAAAAAAGCCGGATTATCTTGATATCGTTCTTCAACCTTCGGTATCCATATAACGAGTCTCAAATCCGGCTTCGCTTTATTAATATGAGAAATAAAACAATCTTGTTCTAATTATCAGTGACGCCTTTAATGCGAAGTTGTATATTGGGAAGCACGGCATTAATCAAAGCCATTTTCTTATCCTCTTCGCTTTCTTTTTCATGCTGTCTATACATCATGTTATAATCACTGTCATCACCATCCTTTTTCCCGTCTAACGTCAGTAAATGATTTACGATGTCTTTACCATACGTTTCAGTCCATGTACGGAATCTCTCTTCCTCGGACTGTCTCTCCTGGGACAGGGCTTCCGGGTTAGGGAGGGCGGCTGCCACTTCTACCTCTGGAAGTGTTACCGATGCTGCTATTTCTCCATCATCTCCGAATCCCATTTGACCATACAAAGATACGGAATTTTCTTCAATTTCCAAACCAAGATTTTTAGCAACTTCCATAGCATAGTCATAACGGTCATCATTTCTTATAACACTCTTATGAGGACGTCCTGCTCCTTGGTTCCAAGCTACTACAGCATCTTTAAGGTTATCGGCGTTCATAAAATCCTGCCGGCTGTAGTTGTAATACCCTGGTCCTTCTTTTCCTTTTCTTGTGTATAAGAAATTAGAATATCCGGTTTTCCCTTCGTATTCGTCAGCCAAGAACTCAAGTTGGTCTTTGAATGTGGGTGTAGAATGACCTTTCTTTTTGGCATGCTTGAACAACTTATCCATGCGCTCATTATGCCATTGCTGTATGCCGTATGATGTTTTGTTGTCTCCGTATATGTCATCTTTAAGACCGGATTCAGCCATGAGATTACCTATGATGGCGAGCGCCTGTATCTTAGACATGCCTCTCTTATTAGTAAAGTAATCATATGCTTCACGTTGCTTGCCAATTACGCCACCTTCTTTAGCAAACACAATGCTTTTACTTGGTTTATCGTTTTCGTAGAAATACATGAATTTCCTACCAGGGAATCTGTGTGATGCATCTTTCGGATCTCCGTATTCTTTTTTATGATCAATAAAACGAAAACCAGCCTTGTATGGAGTAAGCTTCCCTCCGTTTCTTTTCTTTTCTTTTTTAGGATCAGCAATCCTATCCCCTACATAGTAGGCCCCTAATCCCACCGAGGCGTGATCTGTTATCCATTTAGCAGCTTTTTTATAGTCTGATATGGATTCAAAATATTCTTTCATCTCATTGTCATTCCCATAATCCTTCAAATAATTCCTAGCTGCATATTCTAACATTTCAGGCGTCACTTCTTGAGCATCATCGGTCAAACCGAAATAATTTTTAATCTGGGTTCCTCTGGCTGCCATTTCTGTGAAATGATCCTCTTTGAAATAATCTTTTACTTCATCATCATCTATCTTATTCAAATCAAATCCGTTCTTATCCGCATCTGAATCTGGATAATGAATCTTATGTTCCACTTCATGACTTTTCACAAAATTCTCTACATCCTTGTTAGATATATTGGGGTTCCCTTCGAGAAATAAATCAATGAACTCATCAACGTTTTTAGACCTGATTATATTCCCATTTAACACCCCATATCCAGATATTTCATCTATTATCTCCCTTATCTCATCATCAGAGTATTCATCTCCTAAAAAATACTTTGCATCCCTGAAAACTTTCGGATCATCCCAATCATATATGTTGGTATCAAGCATATCCGGATCTGGCTCCCCATTTTTCATCCTTAACCTCTCCCCAGTAAGCCTTTCATAGGCTCCAGAGAAAAGTCGCTTTTTATGATTTTCCCATGCCTCGCCTACAGGAGATGCTGGTTTAGCATATTCGGGCAACGATCCTAAAAGTTCTTTATCTCTTTGAGATAGTTTTTTAGTAACCCTTTTCGCTTGCATTGCTTTTTTCGATATACCTCCTACAAAAGGAATAAGGCCCATAGCGGCCATAACCATTCCAAGTGCATCTCTATCTATGAAAGAATCATACGCATCCTTGACGTCCATTATATCACCTACTACAGGGACACCTCCAACTACAATTTCGTTGATATCCACACCATCAACAGGGATCGTGCCATAATTAACATTTTCATTTATTCCGCTTGAACCCACTGATGTATTATCTCTGGATGCTACATATTCATACTTAGCTTCTCCACCTTCTTCGTATTTCCTTACAAATCTTTCAGGTAAAGCCTTATTATTATTTCGTAACACACTACCTTTTTTCGGATCGTATTTGATACGTTCTCTTATTCTAAGAGGGACATCCCTTTCCGGTATGATGTCTTCCGCTATCTTCTTTCGGCTAAAATCATAATCATCCTTCACATCTAACATACCAGCATCCGGATCCCATCTTACACTGAAATTCTTCAACGCACCTAATCCGGAAGCTTCGTTCACTTTTTCAAAATCATCACCATATACTTCTTCTCTAAATGGACTTACGCCTTCATTTACTAAAATCCATTTTCCTGGATTTTCAAATATATTTTTATTTAGTTTATCAAGAACCTTCTTATAATCTCTTATTTTTAGTTTACTTTTTTCATCAGCATTCTTATATGCCTCGTCAAGCATATTGTTCATATACTCTTTATCTAATAAAGATTGTATCAAAATAGCCTGTTCTTGAGGCAATCCTACATACTGAGCATCATTATCATCGTCATCAAAACGATACTTGCTTGCCGGCAATCTACTTATATCTCCATCCGTGTAAGCTTTCCACATTTTTTCTTCAAAATCCGTGGCTGTATCTTCCCCCGATCGCTCCCTATTAGGATCCAACATTCGTTTCATAGTAGGAATAAAATCGGCTATTAAACTAATAGGATCAGTGTCTAATATCGGATTAACGGATTCATACCACTTATCAGGATCAGCGTTATTGGATATACCAACTGATTTCATATTCGAATCAGATACCCTGACCTTATTTCCGTCATATCCTCTACCCACATAACCTGTATAATCATATTTAGCTTCCACATGGCGAGCGTATTCGTATTTTGGACCATCAGTACCTTCTCCTACAGATTTGTCTTCTACTGGCTTGTTTTCAATCAGGACGTAGTTACTGTCGTCATCCACCGTCCAAGGCTGGTCTGTCGGCGTAGAGAACACCCGGCGCTCGAAGGCCCGGCGCTTCTTCTGGCCATCCATGTCGTCTTTCCATTCGTCATGATTTATTTCCTTAACCGCCTTATCAAAATCTCCTTCTTTAAGATATTTGAATAGCATAGGACTTTTCATATAAGTATCAGCACCGGCATTGTAATACAAGCTAAAAAGAGCATCACGCTGATTATTGTTTAGATTATCAAAGTTTGGAGTAAGTTTCCTAAACTCAGGAACGAACGTATTTACTACGCCTGCAAATTCTTTGTCTGCTCTTCCGTTATACCCTTCTTGTATTTTTTAAGAAGGTGAGGCAAGTTAAATCCGTATCCGACAGTAATATTTCCTTCACCATCGTCATACGGTTTTGACCTAAATTTTTCCCACGACTTCAAATATTTAAGAATATTTTCTGAAGGTTTCCAATCTGACTTACTCTTCTTTGCCATCTTTTTCTTCCTCTAAGAATCCAAACATTTCATCTGCGCAATTACCAACAAATCCGGCTATGTAAGCTGCGTGTTCATCTTCTCCCACCTTAAAGCCAAGAGACATATTACAATGTTGGCATACCGACATAGCTGCATGAAATGATTCATGACATATGTTTTGTATAGTCATATCATTCTCACTTTGAAAATTCCATAATAACTTAAAAGCTCTATCATCCCCCTTATCACGAACAAGATTCATAAAAGAGACTTCTGAATCTAAATCGCCTTCATCTCCCCATTCTCCTTCATGATCCAATTCTGCATTCTCAAAACGATCACACAATGTTTTGTAATCTAACCCTATGGTGATAATCAACTTTAGTGGATATATCACAAAATCAAATTCTTTTTCTTTCATTCTTTTTTTTCAACAAATGTAAACAAAATAGCCGAAGAATGCCACCATTCATTCTCCGGCTTGTTATGATAAATCTCTTCTTATGAAAACAGTACGAATGTAAGATTTAAATCTTAATCTTCTTAATTTCATCAATCATATTCTTATATCCACAGAACTTGCTGTTAATAACATCGAAGATAGATTCTGACCAGCCAGCTATGTTCAAGATATTAGATCCTCTGTAAAACATCTCACTTCCATATCCTTGAATAGAAATAGAAACGATTTTGCAATTTGGATTCACTTTTTTAAACCCTTTCAAAAGTTCGGCGAATTTACCATATTTATAATTGGAACTTTTCTCCCATACAACAGATTCACCGTCTCCTATCTGCATATCTGAAATAACGTACAAGTTATCTACTTTGATCTTATCTTTAACGCACTTATCCAAGAATGCAAAAAGACCGTTTTCAGTGGCACCACCGCATTCTCCTCCGGCAGTAAAAGATTTTTTGTTATTCCATAAAACACCTTTACTTCTATCATATTCGTAATTGATAAGTTTGTCACCAAACATACCAATAAATACGTCAGGAAGCACAGAAGCAATCATACAGCCAAATAAGTTACCAATGACAGCCGTATCTGTTTTGCTAAAGGCAGACACCTTAGAAGATCCTCCCATATCTCCACGTACAGAACCGGAATGGTCTATCAGGATCGCCGACCGCCCCTCCAATACCGGCAGGTTCTTGCAGGAGATGGTTATGGCTTTCTCCAACGCATCTAAAATCTTATCTTTGTTACGCGCTGTTAATTTAGTTCGTTTTTTATCCGACTCAAATACAATATCATTTTCGGAACCGGTAGCACCTATATTTTCAACCTCTTTGTAAGCTGAAGCAAAACGGAAAGGAAGCATCTTCGAATTAAGTACCTTCTCTTCTATTGTAAGCTGCCTACAAACTTCATCTATTTGATCAGGAGCGTATTTGATTATGTTTACAAGGTTGCGAACCATATTAAAAATAGGCATACCTTTTACATTAGAAACCACGTCCCGAATAGCGTCACCTAAAGCTTCTTTCTTCTCTTTATCATCTTTCTTATCCTGACCGGCCTTAGACATTTCTTTTTCAAGAATCTTGCTTTCGTATAATCCAGACAAAGACCGACCTTCTATAAGGTACTGGAAAGCCGTTTTGTTAGCCTGATTGCCTTTAGGGTGAAATAAGTTTACGAGGTCAACCATAGTAATGACCCTACTGTCCATCTTGTACTTGTCAATCCGATACGGATCAAGACCTTCCAAAGCCGTCTTAAATCCTTTCTTAATAGCGCTGGATATTCCTCTTAACTTCTTTGGATTTTTGTCGTTAAGAGCCGCATAGCAGCCAAGGATTTCGCTCATATCATCAGGACGCATAACGATCTTATTATAGAACCTTGAAGCCCATTCCTTACCCGATGCTTTGCTGGCAAGGACAGAAGCCATAAAATGCGTTACTGACCTAAGCTTTCCTTCTTTCCTTACATACAATGCCGTTTGTGCTGCAAAATACGGATCTACCTGATCCATAAGGCTCTTAATTCTTTCTACTTTATCTTTTTCTTTCTCATAATAAGAATCAGATAACATGGTAGTCATTACCGTAGATACCAACTCTTCTTCCGCATTAGGCTTATACGCCTTCTCTCCCATGTGATTCACGATCGTAGGCTTAATACCTTCATCCTTTTTGTTAAACTTTCCCATTTGTTGTTTTCTTTAAAGTGTTATACAAAAAAAGCAGTGATATTACTACCACTGCTTGAAAAAAAAATATATCAAAATGAATACTCAATGAGGGAAAAGCTGAAGTTAGTGTAAACAATGAAATAATGGATTTGAACCATCGACCTATACTTTAAAAGAGTATCGCTCTATCCATCTGAGCTAAATTCGAAGTAACTAACCCCATCACCACTCATTAGTTTCTTATGTCTTCCAAACAGAGGAAAAGCGGAGCCGGACAAAATGAAAATATTGGATTCGAACCAATGAAAAGTATTTTTACAGAATACCGCGTTATCCACTACGCTAATTTTCGAAGTAACCGAACTCCTCACCATCTGTATATTTTATTAAAACAGGGAGAACCTGGAAGGTGTTTTGATATGAAAGGAGGTTTTGATCTACCAACTGATCTAATTTTTCTTACATGAAAAATATAGGACTCGAACCTATGACACAAACCGAAGTATCACCTTCCATCACCACTGTCTTATATCATAATCTCTCTTGATTACGATGCAAATATAGACACTAAAATATGATTTACAAATTAAAATGATTTAAAATGTATTAATTTGGATAAATAAATGTAGTAAATAACATAAGGTGATTATACACAACCTTGTACTTAAAAGTATTACCCTCTACTTGCTAATAGGCAGAGGGTAATACGATATTATCTATTCTTAATCTTATCTTCGGAAATCAACCACTGGAATATGATTTTCCGGTTGCTAATTACTTTCTTTATCCTCATCAGCATCCAACTACCACGCAACCTATCCAGCCATGACCGTCTGAAATTAAGAGCATCAGGATTAACTGACTTATTTATATCGTTATCGTCCTTGATCCAAATAGGGGTCTCTGACCGGTCATCGTCAACCCTGTTGAAGAAGTCATTTAACTTATGTCTTCTATATACCTCAGTATCCAGGACCTCAGTATGGTCACCTACGATCTTTGGATACGATATACGTTGCGCTAAATTATTCTTTTCTTCTGGAACAAGATGAATTTCACCTGAGTTGTTTGTGTCGTTGTAGATAGTTATCGTATCTAAACCTACTTTCCTATCAAGAGTGTAATTCACATCATCGACGTATTTCCTTGCATCAAGCTCGTATTCTACAGAAGCCAGCGTAGAGCCATTATATTTCTCTTTTATCGGCACTTCTAATATAAATGGATATGTTACTCCGTAGAATGTCTGGAAGCTCTTATTCGTCAGTAAATGACTCCATAAGCCGCCTTCTTCGTCTGATGCTGGGAAGTTTATTCCTGTCTGGAAATATTGTTGCTGTTCTATATAATAGTCAGGACAGAACGAATAATAAGAAATCCATTCTTGCTTCAGACACGAATATCCGATAGTGAACGACACGTCTTTAAAATACTGTTCGTCTTTTAAAGATATTTCCTTATCGTTTGACAGCACCTCTGTTTCATTGTATAAGAACCTTCCACCATCATATTTGTAATATGCCGGGTTCTTAACAGGTATATAATCTTTTTTCGTGATAAGTACCCTCTTATACCTGTTATCCCATCCAAGAGACAGACCAAGACCGATAAATTTATTGTCTGTATCTTCTTCTGTCATCTCTGTACCGGTTAAGATGTTAGTTATTCCGTATCTAAGAATCTTAAACGGAAGATGACGTTTAAGCCAATGTCTGATACCTACACTAAGTTCCTTGAGATTACGTCCGTTCGGATCGGTCATAAACACTTGTGCTCTTTTAGTATCTACCCAGAAGTGACCAAATTCTGAACTAATTATTTCAGTGCTCTGGGTTCCAGAATAACCGAGGTCGGTCGTGTTGTACTCCAGAGGCCTGGACGCGAACAGACCGCCTGTGCCCATCTCAGCCTGCCCCGGGGAGGTGCGCTCCTTGATTACGTCTATGGCGTTATGGAGTGAAACCTGATCCTCGAACCTGACAAGGATCTGATCGGATTCAATACGCTTCATGTGAATAAGCTTCCCGTTGCTGGTTGGGAACTCATGATAGTCCATAGGCTTGTACGTCAACCACGGATCTGTTTGGCTATTTTCAGATACGTCAGCCCTACTCCATATAACACCATTAGGTCGCTGGTAAGCACAATCATAAAAACGACGTTCGTATGTTGCCGGCAATACATTAGGTGTCAATGTCATTCTTGATGAATAGATAGGACTTATCTTATAATCATTGTCCCTATGGATAGATACGTTCTTTTCTTGTGTCCACCAAGCAAAATCACCATGAGCCGGATAAAACCATTCATGAGGCTCTACTCCTTCTAATCGGAAATTGCAGTTTATTTCCGATTCTACAAGGAATTGAGGAATACCATAAGACCACAAATAGAATCTACCATCCACGTATTTCTTAGCCTCGTTCTCACCATTTAAATTATACAAACTTTTTCTATTTGGATAAAAAGAATACGTTCCTTTGCTTGATGATGTCCAGCTATTAAAACGTTCGTTGTCAGTATGCTCAAGCATATCTTCTCCAGTATCGTAATTAACGAAATACTTAGGGAATCCAACATTCCGGTAATCATTGTAAGCAAATGGTATCATATCCCCTATACCAAAAGCAGTATTATAAAAAAATGGGAATTTTCGCTTCATGGAAAACCTCGATATGTAGGTGTCACCGCCAAACAAAGGTTGCTTCCCTCCTTGGAAGAATCCACACCCTCCTACTGATATCCATTTTATATCTTCTATAGCTCCATATTGATCGGGCCTGTATCGCATAAGCTTCATATACGGAGAACAGATATAAGACAACATCTTCGTCCTTTCAAAAGATTCTTTAGATCCGGCATCAGAAGCCATGATAACAGGGTCATGGATACGACTTGTATCATATACCTGGGCCTGCATAGGATACGATACAAGATACTTTGAATTTAAGATACTTGTATCAGGATCCTTTTCTCCTGGATCTCCAAAAGACAAGAACATGGAAGATTCTCTATCTATGTTATTTACAAACAAGAAATCTTTTGAAGCGTTTTGGTTATCATCACCCACGTCTTCTCCAGTAACCCAAGATGATGTAGTAGACGGATCGGATATGGGGTACATACCTGATTTAAGGCTCTTGGTATTAGCCAATCCTCTTAATCTGTTTTGCTCATATGGAGCCGTATCATCGAAGCCCATCATGCTATTATAGTAACCTACAGACGTATAATAAAAAGCATGATTCCTTCTTGGGCCATTGTTTATGAATGTTGTAAGCCAATCATATCTGTACTTACCATACAATACCGGTCTTTTGGCAAGCGTATCAGATATGGTGGCAATCATTGAAGCAAAGATCATTGCCATATTGATATTGCCTATCACACCTATATACGCAGACGTAGAACGGTTCATAAGCTCTTCTGCTATCTGAGAAGCTATAGTGGCCGTGGATTCGATGTTGGCTAACGTGGCCGCCATCTTATATGATTGTTTTCCTAATATCGTCCATTTGGGATGATCTTCAACCTCATCAAAGTTCCCTACAGACATTCCTCTTATAAAACCTTCTATAGCTACCTCCGTAGGAGTCTCAGGCTTATTGAAATAAATATCAGGAGAACTAAATGCATACCACACGTTTCCTCTTCTGAAAAATGGGTGGGTTATAAACGATACTCTTTTTTCAGTTGCGTAATTAAAAGAGTCATCCGATAAATCATTATACGGATAATTAGGATACAGATTAAGATTCGAGTTTTGACCTGAATATCTGTACATATCGTAAGCTATTCCGGTAGCTATAACAGAACGATTAAGACGTCTGTCACCTCTATATATCTCATAGCCTGTAACCATATCTCGCTGCTCTTTGGTTATCAATCCGGAATCTACAGCAAAATCAAGGAAGACGTTAATCATATCCTCGTCTACTAATATCCCTATAGGATAAATATCCGAAGGGACATCATAAGATCTCACATCCCGGTTCATAAAAAGCATATGATCGTTGTCTGGGAACTTGTAGTGCCGGATAGGTTGTTGGCAAAAGACGGTACTGGTGTCTACCGTACCATATTTATGACCTTTAAAAGACATCATTCCCTTATCATCCGTAGAAGGGGAACCGTAGTACTCAGTAAGCTTGGATACGATATTGTCGTAAGCTTTCTTGGAATTGCCTTCATATCCATGATCACTTATCTTAACCCTACTACTGTCATACAGTTCAAAATTAGCAGGATACTTCTCAGACGATTCCCAGTAAGCAAAATCACCGTACTTATATTTTCTTGGAGCGCAATTTATGGGGCGATCCCCGCATATCGTACACTGACTGGCGTATTCTACAGTAGCCCTTAACGATATTTCTTTTGCCCGTACATTTATCCGGTCTATTTCCTTTTCTCTGATACCAAAAATATAAGGGTATATAGTTTTACCAAGGACGTAAGATGTGCCCACCAAGCCTCTTGATGGATTCTTGCTATGTTCTTCTCCATCGTCTTTAGCCTCACAGAAATCAATTTGTCGAACGGTAAAAATCCAAGGGCATGATACTATAGGACAGTCTATGGCTACATACAATCCATCAGGGTACTTATCGAAGAACGATTCGCCTATGTGTCCAAAGTAAGGACGGGACGCTCCAACAATAACATAATTATCGCCTTCATCCATGACCTTCTCCCAATCAAAGTTGAGATCATCCTTATCTATCTTCCTGTTGCTTCCTTTGTATCTTGGATCTAATGATTTCCAGAAAGAAAGACGGACATATTGTGTGGACACAGCATCCATAAGACCATCTATCTTACCCAAAGATTCCAGATAAAGAACTTTGTCCTTGGCCGGGAAATCAGGATCATCCCATTCTTCAGGTCTTGTAATATGAAGGAAACGGGCGTTACGAAGCACGCATTTCGTAAACCTCCATACCAACAACTCTGATGTAAACATCGTAGAACCTTTAACATCTTCAGGAATAAGAGCACCTACTTTATTGTCAGCTAAATTAGCATAAGAATCCCAGGTCCATCCATCTCCGTAATCTCCTTCTGGAACGTAACCGGTATCAAGGAAATTATATGAATAATCATCTATCTTCTTCTCTATCTCAGGCCAGGTGTCCCTTATCAGGTCTCCAGGCGCTATCCTTGACCTGTAGGCGTCGTTGTGTATAGCGCTCGAAGAACGTCCAGCACGCCAATCTGGTAGGCATCTTCCATTAAAACAAACCTTCCCTTCTTCATCTTCTTTATCATTATTCCACACATCATTCATAAGAAGATAAGCTCCGAGCAGTGTAGAGGATGACTGGAATGAGTTATAATCGCTTCTGGCAACAGTAGGATTAAGACAAGGTTCTTCTATAAAACATCCACAAGTACACGGCATAGAATCCAGAACATAAATAGCTTCGGCTATAGACTGTAATACAACAGACGGCTGCAACAAAGAATCATATACAGCACACGCCTTAGTTCCATCATCACCCGACCAGTATCCAGCCCAATGACCACCATCTTCGTCATCGGCAAAGAAATACTTATCCATGAACTCTATCATCTGTTCCTGTAGTTCCCAGTTAAATAGCACAGAATACTTGTCTTGCTTTTCACCTCCGGTAGTATATAGGTAGTCGGTGGATACGTGTTCCATATCCTCAAGCTCCTTATACGTATATTCTTCACGGAATCCCACAATACGATCTACCGGAGCCGTGATAAGCGAATACTGACGGTGGGCATCAGTACATTCGGCTCCAAACTCAGGAGCCGTGATACCATCTATAGCTTCTTTTTGTTCCTCTGTATTAGGATCATCAGGATCTCCGTAGCTGTTGAATATATCGCATATTTCGTTGGCAGCAGCATTATTAGGTTCTTCTGTAGCGGTATTACATGCGATGTCTTTTATATTAGATGAAAAATAATTAATCACCTCATCTATTATAATCTGACTTCTGAATGTAAAACTAACGTTCGTATAAGTTTTAAAATCATTTTGCAATGTTATGGTTTGACCGATAGTAGCCGGATTCTTACATTCTTCTTGTCCGGTTTCTTCATCATCAAAATCCTTCGGATCTCCTGCCGTATTATAATACTGCCACTTGAATTTACGCTCTTGCCCTGAGCAAGGAGGAGCATATTGGTTTATGGACTTATATACTCTATCAGTATCCTTGTTTTCTATTTCTGCCGCAGCATCTTTGTAAGGGGGAGGTATTAACACAAATGCCGGAGTTTTGTAACCGTTGGAGCATTTAAAAGAAATAGCAAACGGATACACTTCATTTCTCATATACCCTACATACAGCGAACAGGCATTACCATCCTTATACAGATCTTCGTGAGCTACCGATGCCTGCCATTGAAGGAAATGGCCCATGAGGGAAACTACAGGTTGCAAATTCCATTCTTTTTCCGCCGTAAGACCATATTGAAGAAGACGATTCCCGACAGCTACAATCCCCCTTGATGTATTATACACAGGTTTTTTTAAGGATATGTGTTCGAATGTAGTTCGTTTATTATTTAGGTCCGAATAATATAAGATCGTTTTTTCAGACACCGGGTGAATACCTTCTACAAAATAGTCAACAACCGGTTGGGTTTCTCCGTTGTATCCTACTGTGTTTTGAATGATAACAACCTTAAAATATTCAACTTGACGATCTATGTTAGATACGACAAACCTAATACCTAAATTAGTACGTTCTCCCCATTTGCCATCTTTTTGAGTAATATACTGTTCATCGAATATAGGGACAGGATTAGTGGGATTAGAATAACTTCCAAGCTCGTTTCCAAACTCGTCACAAGGAGCCACAGTGGCCTGATAGACGCCTGAGCGCAGACTGCCCCCATACTCTATCTGAGCCGGCTCTATGCACATGGGTTTGAGTAGAGGGAACACCCTAAGTTTCTCACAAGCCAGAAAACAACCATTTTCCTGCATGAACTTTTTCCTATCGTATTCTTTATCGCATATCTTATACCCATGATAATGATACCATATATCACCTTCATCATCAGGAGTCAGAGCCTTGTCTACAATAACATACCTGGGAGGATTATAATCGTCAGTCCAGTAAATGCATTTCCCACATTTCTCTGTCTTTATTTCTATGGTTTTTATAGGATGATAGATAGAGAATTTAAGGCACGGATCTTGCTCGTTGTCTTCCAGCAATGTTTTCATGCCAGAGCACAACGACTCCGATCCTTCTACCATAGATTCTATATCGGAATCGGATAAGATACTTGTATCGGATTCAGGCTTGAAATAAGTTATTTTAGATACGCCTGTTTCAGGATTTGTTATAAAAAAATAGATATTGCCTGAAGTAAGATCATTCTTATAACCAATAACTTTAAACCCATCGAAATCAATGCATTTAAGGTTACTGTGCTCGTTAGATCTCATCCCAACATTACCATCCTCGGATTCTATGTTGGCATTCAAGGCAAACGTATAATGCTGATCCGTAAGACTCGACGGATGCAGATCGCGGTTCATACCTGTTTGAGGAACCGCTATGTTTCTGTTATCTTCTGATGCCAT